TCGATTCTGTCTCTGCACTCGGTCACAACAATCGCACGGTGATTCGGCAAGCCATCCCGATCAACTGCCTACCAGAGCGCTATCGATCGCTTGTGTCAGTGCTGGCTGAGAAGCTGTTGCATGAGGACTGGGTGAGAGAGTTCGTCAAGCGATCGAAGCTGGTTGTTGGGGTAACTCGCAGCGGCAAGACTACCTACCTGCTCTATGAAGTGGCAGTTTTCTATCAGGACTACCCTGATGGACATCTGACAATCTGCGACCTCAACTACAAGAAGCCCGATGCAGACGGCAACGTGAACGACTGGTTTCGACTGCCGCGCGATCGCTTTATCCGGGTGGAGTATGAGGAGATTTTCGAGTCTATCCAGACCGAGTGGGATGAGTTACAGCGGCGGCGCAAGCTTTGCATGGAATCTACCGGACAGGTGAAGCTACAGCGACGCAAGCTGCTGGTAGACGAGACAATCGGGGTAATCAACGAAGCGAAGGGACGCGACAAACTCAAGTCCACTGGAGCGCCAAAAGATTTACCCCAGCTACAGCGCTGGATTTGCGATCTTCTCTATCAAGGGCTTGGCTACCAGATGGAATGCACCTTTGGACTGCACAACCTTGCCGTGGGTGAAACGGGCTTTAATTTGGCAATGCAAGAGCAGCTTAACGTGCTGATTCTGGGTGCAAGTGCCATCAACGTAGACAACGCTGCCCGTCTGCCTGGAGTGCGCGACAGTGCCGGCCTAGTGGAAGAGGTGAAGCGCATTCGTAAGCTGTCAGGGTGTCAGTATGCAGCGATCGCCAAGATTGGCAGCGAAGAACCCTGCATTAAGGTAGTGCCCCACCTCGATATCTCGCAGTTTGAATTGCAAGTTCCCGAATCACCCCAATCTGCGATCGAGCAATGGTGGCAACAAGTTTTTGATGAGCAAGCTCAAAAATGGCTATTTGATCTCGCCTGCCGCTTCGTTAAAGGCGAGATCAAAAGTCCGCTCAAAGGTGAGATCTGCCCGCGCTTCGGGTGTGAGACACGACTGAGCGACCCTAAATATTCTCTGGTCAAGCAAGCCTGGGAAGACGCACAAACCAAAGCAAAAGGAGAAACACCGTGAAGACACTTGGAGCAATTACCCTTGTGATTCTGTTGATTGGTTCTATCACTCGTGGGGCGATCGTGCCCCGTCCAATGGCGCAATTTTTGCGCGATGTCGTTGCTGTCGGACTGGGTGGCGATGAGTCCAGCGAGACATCAGAGTGGACGCAGCCCGTACCACAGTACAACCCACCCGCCCCTTAATAGCAATGGTAGACACATTCAAATCAGTCTTTTATCTAGTGCTAACTGCGGCGATCGCACAGGTAGTTTTCAAAGTCGATGTCGTCCAGTTTTCCTGGAAAGCTGCCGATAGTGCCAATGCGATCGCCAGTGGTCAGCCCGTTGAACAAGTGATGCAGAGATGGCAGTCTACTTCGACCCCAACATCAAGCGATATCGAGATGATGCCAACGGACAGTTTGCCTCAACCGACACCGTAGCCGAAGCAATTCGGGATGGCTTCGATCGTGTGGATCGTCCGGTTAATTCTTCTGACGCTGCAACTATTTCTGTGCTGCGATCGATTGAAGCGCAAATCAAAGCGCTCAACCGTACCACCAAGGCACAGGTAGAGCAGCAGAAGGCACAGCGATCGGTTTTGGCAAATATTGCCCGCTCTAGCCGCAGTCTGCGATCGTCTCTCAACTCTTACGAGATGGCGATCGCGTTGGTTGCGACGATAGCGGTCTGCCTCTATGCCAATCTGTCTGATCCTTCTGAATCGGTGATCAACAAAATGTTGGGGACTGACTTTCAGGCGCAGATTGAAGAGGGAGACTCGATCGCAGGCTATGAAATCACAAGCGGGTTTGGACACCGTGAAGCACCATTGCCGGGAGCGTCAACCAACCACAAAGGGGTTGATGCTGCTACGCCAGTGGGGACAACGCTTTACATGGTGGGCGATCGAGGAACCGTAGAATGCAAGTCAGATCCCAACGGGTTTGGCACTTATGCCGTGATTCGGGTGGAGTTTGGTGGTGGAGTTCATGAGTTCTTGGCAGCGCACCTATCGCGCTGTCAATCCGGCAACTACAAGGGTGGACAAATCTACGCCAAGACTGGCAACACTGGCAATAGCACCGCTGCCCACTTGCACTGGGAAGAGTGGAAGAGCGGGCAACCAGTGCCACCGACCAAAGGCTGGCTGATTTGGTCGCTAACCGGAAACAACGTGCTAGGGGATGGTGACAGCGGCATTGGCGATCGAGATGACTTGCGTCTGCGAATTCTGCGGCAAGAGTCAGGCGGCGATGCTCAGGCGGTGAACGTTGATAGCGGAGCGTTGGGCAAATATCAGGTGATGCCGGAGAATGTCGCGCCCTGGAGTCAAGAATGCTTAGGGCGATCGATTTCTCAGGCTGAATTTATGGCGCAACCTGCACTGCAAGATCAGATTGCAGATTGCAAGTTAGGACAGGCTTTCACTCAAGCAAAGGAATCAGGCGAAAGTGACTTTGAAGCCTGCCGCAGTACCGCTGCGATCTGGTACTCAGGGGATGCAAGCCTGAAAAATTCAACCGTACCGCAGAGCGGTTATCCGTCAATTCGCAGCTATACCGAGCAAGTGTGCAAGGGGTTTTAATGGCATCCAGAAGAAGAAAAAAGCAATGGCGACTACCTGTTGGTCTAGCGTTTTGGTTTGCACGACAAAGCCTACCTACTGATCCTGGATTGTACTACTGCTGTAGATGGTTCAAAGTGCTTTATATAGGCAGGTCTAAAAGCTTGCGAGAGCGGTGGACTGATAACTTTGGGTATGGCGCACACCACAAAGAAGAAGCGCTTTGTAGGGAAAAATGTACTCATATTGTTTATCGAGTCATTAGGAATCCCGATCGGCTTGCCCATGAGGAAGCGATCGCAATCCATTGCCACAACCCACCGCTTAACTCTAGGCGCGAATCTCGAAACCGAGCGATCGACTTTTGGGACGATGTACAGCAGAACGTCTGCCTTGCCCTGCTGCTTGCAATTGCAGTTTGGTATGTTTGGCCGATGCTCAACTAGTATCAGGAGCGCGATCGATGGTGGTGAAGAGGCGGCGTAGGACGTCGGTTAAACGTCGCCGGAAAGCAGGGCAACCCGACTGGGATAGCCGCTACGCCGACAACTGGCGAAAGATCTGCGCGATTGCGCATCGGGCGACGGGTGGTATTTGCTGCTGCTGTTTAGTGGCTCGATCGGAGGTCGTGCATCACGTTCGATACAGGGACAAAAGAGGGGCGATCGCGGGCCGTGAAGTAGCTGGGCGCGACGTTTTTAATCTTTGTACAACCTGTCACAACGAAGTGGCACATTCTAAAGAGAATTGGATTAAATGCAAGGCAGATCAGCTTCTTGGGAATCACAACACCTCAGCATTCATTAAAAAGCTTAAGTTTGGCTATCAACTGCTGAGCAGTGCGATCCGTTAGGGATCTCGCTATAGCCCGATCGCCCCTTATGACGAAACCTCTCCCAATGCTCCCACTAAGGCGCAGTTCTCGCTACATCCTGACTCACCATAAACCATTGCGGTTCTTGCTCGATCGTATAAACCTTTGTGTTGTCGTTTTTGGCGATCTGCAATTCGTAGTAGAGTCGCAAGCCGCTTGCGCCAACCGTGAGCGATCGGGTATCAGATGGCGTTAGGTCAATGCGACAGACAAGATCGGATTCGATTACAATTCCGTTCCCAACCGTCTTAACAAAACCAGTTCCCGTCGCGCCATCCTCGCTATCAAGATTGGTTTTGGTGACAAATCGAACCGTGTGACCAGGGCTATTAAAGTGCGGATTTGAGCCTGGGTTCAACCGATATCCAAACGAAGGTGTGTCGCCCTGTTTAACCGCCGATCCCTTTAGACGTTTCTCAGCCAAGCCTCACCTCCTACTGGATAGGGCAATAAATACGCCGTGCCCGTTACCGGATAGGGCAACAAGAACGCCTCACCACTGACTGGATAGGGCAGCAAATAGCCCTCACCCGCGATCGAGTACGGCAGCAGCACTACATCGCCAGCGATCGGATAGGGCAGCAGGTAGGCAATGCCTGCGGGGTATTGAAACTGCTCGACTGGAACACTCAGCCCACCGAGTAGCAGACCATTGGTGAGGAGTCCGATCGCGCTGCCACTGCTCAGCCCTTTGGTTAATAGCCTCATGGCGTCGGCTCCGGTGCGATCGTGTAGCTGCCATCGTCATTTTGCGTAATGACCTGCCGAATTGTGGCTGACCGTCGATAGCCGGGAACGCCCGCGATCGGATCTTTGGCTCTGACCGCGCCATCAACACCTTCGAGTTCGTAAAGTTTCTCAACCTTGGCGAGAATGTCTGCGATCGCCGCATTGTCAGGCGCGGCAGCAGGCAGGGTCAATACAACGCCTGTTGGTTTAAACAAAGATGCCGCCCTGCCATTGACACTGCCTGAGAGATTGCAGGCGATCGCATCATAGTTCTGCCAGTTATTCGGAACTATAAAGGACACGCTGTACAACCCTGTCGCTGGACTGGAAATCGTCGGCACAATTGAGGTCGCGATCGTGCCCCGGTAAATCACAGCAACAGGATTGACTAGAGCTACCAGATTGCCTAATAGCTCTACCTGAAACTGTGCGATCGCCAATCCACCCGGAGCAAAAAGCATTAGCGACTCCTTATCGGATTACAGGCAGCATTGAAGGCTGATCGATGATTACGAAGCTATAAACGGTCTGCCGTGGAAAACCATTTATAGTCGCTGCTAAAGTGACGTGAATATCGTTATTGACCGCAAGAGATGTTGTAGGAAACTCAAGGCGATAGTATCCAGGAATATTTGCAGGTGTTCCGTCTTGCATCTGCGTAATGGTAGCTGCGGCAGCTAAAGCGCTGTTAAACACACCATCAACATGAATCGATACAACAGTTGGCGTGGCAGACGGGGCGGCTCTCTCGCCATCTACTCTTGTGAGAGTTTCAAACACGCGAATTGCAGTTGTGCCTTGTTGAACGCTAGTGATCATCTTGAACTCCTTTACTTGATAACTGGTTTATTTGCTTGCTCGATAACAGCTTCGAGCGTCTTCGCTTTAAATCGATCGCCGCCGCTGTTTTCAATCAGGGCATCCACTCTTGCTGTCTGGGTCGCGACTGTCGCAAGCTTGCTGTTGGCATCCATCTCCTGCCGAATCTGAGCGGCTGTTGGGCCTGACCCACCCGATCCACCGCTGGCAGAAGACGAGATGAATTTGGTTGTACCCATGCGAATCTCAGGTCGATCGCTCAGTCCGGGCGCTGTGCTTGGCAGTCCATGCACAAACACATCCGCAGTCGGATCGCCCGTCCGCATCACCACAAAATCAGTCAAGATAGGCGATGCGGTCGCAGTTGTGGACGCTGCAACGGTTAGCGGGCTGGGAATTTGAATCAAATTGGCGTAGGCATTTTTAATGAAATTCAGTTGTCGCACAAGTGCGGAATTGAAAATTGTCAAGCCAAGCTGTGAACTGGTTAGGATTTCTTTCTTGTCTAGCACCGAGTAGAAGTCGATCGCCCCTTCGTCGGCTTCAAAGCGCCCTGATGCTTGGTCATAGGTGATTTTATCGATCGCTGATTGAGTGCCCAGGCCAACCATTGGATCGCCATTCTCGTCAACAATTTCTCTGAACAAATTCGAGAAATCGAATGTCCCTGAGTAGTCAGCAGCGATCGTGGTATCCGGTGTCCGAACCCATCCCATCGCATCTGCCATCACGACTAACTGATAGTCAGGTGCAGTCGCCAACTCACTCAGGGAAATGACGACAGACCCGCTAGAAGCATCGTAAGTATGCCAAACATCAGAACTCACGTCCTGTACGCCAAATGTCGCATCAGCCGATCGCCCGTTAGCATTCGCTGCGGTGGGGAATCCGGTAAAGGTCACAGGGATCGATCGCGGTGTAACGCTTCCTCCGCCCGCTGTTGGCGTTAATGCTGTAGCGTTCGCCAACTCAGCATAGGGGACTTGGACGATCGCGGCTGTTGCTGTAGAGTTGTCGAATTTCGCCCCACTCGCGTAGGAAGCGATCGATAGGGTCGTGGTTCCATTGACTACAGAAACTTTGCCTGTCGCGCCAACCGTTGCATCAAAGCTGTAGGTCTGCGCCGCACCCAGAAACAGTGTTCTACTTCCAACTGCTAGCGTTCCAGTTCCGGTAATGGTCGAAGTTCCTGTTAGAGATAAATTGTAGTTAAGCGATCGAATCACCCCGTCAGTTGTGGCAATTGCGGGGTTTGTCTTGTCAATGTTGCTTAACTGCGAAATACTCCAACGAGCATAGTCGTAGAGTTGGCTAAGAGTTCGATTGGCTGAAACTGTAGTCAGGCTTGAACCGTAGTTGATAGCAATCCCCGTTAGCGCTCCTGCTGCCGACTCAGACAGCACTACAAAAGGATCGACTGCTTGGTTGATATTGATTGAAAGCGTTCCTGGTGCAAGTGTGAACGAGTTTGCAAATACGTTGCTCCCGTACTTACGAACTCGCACCGAATACAGCAGCGCTCCTGGGTAGGTCAGTGTCAAGCTGTAGGTCGTTCCAGGGACGATCGCAGAATCAATCAACACGCCTGAATTGTTGAGGATTCCGATCGTAGATCCGGCAATAATCCCTGTGAAGTTCAGCGTTGTTTGACTGATTACCGTGATCGATCCGCCCCCGGTCGATGTGGTAGTGATGTTGGCTTTTTGCGATTCATCCACAAGAACAGTGAGGGCAGAAGCAGAGCCATTGTTAATCGTTGCACCTGCGGCAAATGTACCGTTCAGCGTTGCGACTCCGCCCTGCTCAAAATGCACGATTCCCGTAGCAGGAATGGCAATCTTGACAGCAGAATGATTGGCGGCTGTGGCAAAGGTCAATGTTCGCCCTGATGCCATCGCGATCGTGCGACCACCTGTTAAGAAGTCTGATCCTACAATTCTCAGGTTGTAGGCAAAAGCGCCAGAGACGCGATCGTAAATGGTCGTAGCCAAGGTTGGAAGGGCGCACTTGGGCAGAGTCAGCCCGTTCACGACAACCCCGCTACTGTCAAGGCTGGCTTTTTCTAGTGCCAACCAGTCGTAAAGCTGCGCCTCTGTGCCACTCGATCGCGTGACTAATTGAGTGCTGTAATTGACGACAAACCCAGTGTAGGCGGCTACTGTTGCAGCATTGGTTTGCGTGATTTGGGTGTCAATGGCAGAGATGAACGGCACAACCTGCGCCGATTCTATCTGTCCTGAAAGGATGAAGCTAAAAGCCTGCGGTTCTCTACCGTATTTTGCAAACACCGCTTTGAATTCGCCCGATCGCAGGTCGATCGAGGTTAGAGTACCGCTAGTGTCTCCTCCTCCATTGCTAGCTCCACGGCTGCGGCTAAAAACATCGACACAAATCCGATCGCTGTTGACCGCAACGCTAGCACCAGTGGAGTTTCCGCCAGATACTTTACCACTGCTACTTGTAATTCTGCGGCGATCGACGTTGGTTGTAGGATTCTGAAGATAAATAATGCCGTTTGCTTCTGCGGGTGACCCTAAAAACTCGACCGAGTTCGATAAAACAATAGAGCAATCATTTTCAATAACGTGCTGAGTAGGAGTCACCAAGCAATCGATCGCTCGCCATTGCCCGCCATTTCTTGCAGTAATCTCAGTCCCACAATCAATAAATCGAAATCGATCGATCACGTAATTGCCCGGATCTCGATTTTTGATTCCAGCACACAGCTCTAGCAAGATATTGAGAAGTGGTGCAGTGTTTGCAGTTTCGAGTGAAGGAAACCCAAGGAATCGGCAATCTGAAAACGTTGCACCTCCGGCGACGATCGGAAAGCCAAGATAGTAGATTCCGCCAGAATATTGATTAGCGTCACACGTAAAAGTACAGCCCTTGTAGGACGCCAAACAATCAGGGCTTAATCCTTCATCAAAAATCGCGCCCCCATCCATGTAACTATCTAATCCCCCCGGCGCTCGCATCATAAAATCCCAGTTCTCGGCTAGCATCACGCCGCCTTGAGTCCTGGAGAAAATTCCAGCACCATCAAAATAGTTGTAGGGTTGGGCGGAGAGGACAAAGCTAGGCCGCTTAACTTTTAAGCCTGCCTTGTTCTTGGTTTCTGGGCGAAATCTTGCATTATTTCTCAGATAGAAATAATGCAGGCAAATTAGATCGCAGTCTTGATAAAGCCAAGTTGTGGTGTCGCCTGTAGCACCACGAACTTCAAGGATGGTTCCTGGTTCGGTTTGATAGACTCCCGGTGTAGGGTTTGATAGCCCTACTAGTCCTGCTGTCACGCCCTGAGCTAGCAAGACGGACAGGTTCTCGCTGGTCGTGCCGTCTGCTTGCAGTGTGATTGTGCCGTTTCCGGTTGTAGGGCTTCTTGTGACAGTCCAAACCATTCGATCGCTCCCTATGTCGGCGCAAAGTAGCCACGAATCTTATCCACCAAATCAATACCTTGTGACGCTACAAAAGGGTTGCGTTGTGTTTGCTCTAGCCAAAATCGCCCGCTCTGCCCGTCGATCACAGCAATACATTGCTGATGAGGAGCGATCGCACTGGGCAGGGGTCGAGGTGCAACGAGATAGCCTTCAAACCAGATTGCCTGTGCATCTACCCCAGGCGATCGATCGCGGTTGGGGTTACTCTGTTGCTGTAGCAGTGCGACCACTTCGATCTCTTGCTGCTCGCTTGGTGCAACATTGCCCAAGGCACCTGCAACCAAAGCGCCCGTCGAGACAACGAAGCGCAGTTGAGCATTGGCGTAAGGGGCGAAGGGCGATGTGGTCATGCGTTGTTAGCGCTGCGATTCGCTGTGAGGATTCCTACCCTATTTCTGCCAGTAGTCGATCGATCGCAGCTTGTTTAGTCACTTCAGGCTCAAACCATACGCATTGCGCTGGATTTTCATGCACTGGGCTATTAGCCACAACAGGCTCAAACGAACACCACACTAGCCAGCGATTTTCTGCTGTTTTCTTCGCAGCAAAATACAATCCGTTCTGCTGCCAGCGCTCTATTTGTGTAGATATTTCCATTTCCACCCTTTAACGAACTAGCCGAACACCTCCACGACTAGTCAAGTGATCCAACAGCAGCGATCGAGCGACAGCACGGCGTAGTCGGTTCATTTCTGACTTAATACCCGCCGTCTTGCCGCCCAGCGCCCACTCAAGCACGTCTGCCTTGACCAATCCGGCATTCTCCGTCCCTTCACTTAGCGCCGTCTCTTGCGCTTCGTATTGGGTCAGATAGCCCTCAATTCGCGTCACCGCAGGCTCGCCGCCATAGGCTTCCGCGTGATTGAGGGCATCTTGCACGTTCTGGCAGTAATAGACGGTTACAGGCAGCTCTAAGCAGCCCATAACCCGATCGCGTGTCGTGGCGGCAAACGGCATGGCTACATCACCCTCAGCCCAGAAGCAGGCGGCATTGTGGCGCGAACTTTGTTAAGGGCAACGATCCGACCGTTACCCATCGACACTTTCGTCACTTGGGGCGATCGGGCTGGCTGACTTGCGCGATTTACGGGCGCGATCGATTGGATCCGAGGCAATGACGGGTGTTTCACTGGGTTGGCCCTCTAGTAGTTTCTGAGTCTCGTCAACCGTTTTTAGCGGAGCGTCAGTCTTCAAAGCTTCCAAGTTTTCAGGGTGGTTCTTTTGGTTGTCCCCTGGCTTGGTTGCAGCAGAGTAGGGCAGTCCGGTATAGTCCGGTTCTGTATCCACTCCTTTGTTGTTGTCGCCTTCTCCCTCTCCGATCGAGGCAGGTTTGCGCTCGTCGTAGTCCTTCACGATGTCTGCCTCTGCCTTGGTTTTGGTCTTCACCTCAGCGTCGGCAGTTTCGCCAACGCCAAGGTAATGATCGGTCGCCTCTGGGTATGAGACGTTTTCATTCGCTAATCGTCGTGCCCGCTCAAATCCTGTTAATCCCATGTCGTCCTCCTAGTTGGTGATGAGTTGAACGATCGGGATATTCTTGCGGCTGAGGACAGCTTGCCAGTTCGTACCCGTCTCCAGTTCGGCATTCGTGGGAGAGACACCCGCAGGCGTGCCGATCCACTTCGCGCCCGTTGGGTGCAGAACGAATTGGCGACGGTTAACGAGGTACTCTTCCCCCAATAAAATGTCACGATCCATTTCTACTGGGGCTTTGGCATCAGCTTCACCAAATGCAACAGCACCATCACCGAACAAGTAGGAGGTGTATTTGAAGCCGTTGGTGGTAGCAACGCGAGGTAGAGAGTCATCGACAATCACCCGCTTGCCTAGATAGGTGCGGATGGGTGTACCCTGCTCCGATCGCTGCTCAAACTGAATCAAGTCCTGCTTTAGCAAGCTGTGATATTGCTTGGAGTGAACAGCGATCGCGGTAATGTCGCCGGATGCATCGCCCAAGATATCCGCCGCATCGATCGTCGCTTCTGCGCTGATTTTGTTAGCAGCAGTAGCGGCAGCAGCATCGGTGATAGAGATATCCACAGTGGCATCGCTCATCGAGGCAGCGGCGAAGAAGCCCTTGAGCGAGGACAGCAAAGTCTTCTGCATATCCCTTGCCCACCAATCAGCAACCAAGTCACCGATCGCGGCAACTGGGTCAACACCTGCTATTGCCGCTACCAAGTCGTGACTACCCCAGGCTTTACCGCGAAAGTGCTTGGCGGAAATCTGCGATCCGGTCGTCACTTTATTTACTGTCAGAGGCACGGTATCTGATAGAACTTCAGATACACCCGACAGATCGTTGAAGAATGGAATATTCGCGCTTGTGCCTGGGCCTTGCGCTGCTTCGTTCAAATCTTCATTGAATGCAACAATTCCAGACTGAAATAGCTGTGAGACTTCCCGTGTGCGCACTTGCACGTAGGGCATCCAAGTTTGCGGCACAATGATATCGGCCAATTTAACGGCTGCCATAGTTCCTCGTAGGCAATTAGATAGGTGTGCAGTCCCCTCTTCGGCATTACCTACGAGGTGAAAAAGCCATTAGCTCAATGGCAGAATTCCCGCACCTACTTAACGCCCGCCGCTGCTTTCAACCGTTCGTACTCGGCAGGGTTCTCCTTGTAGATTCGAGTCTGTTCTGTGAGGTTGAACGTTTCTTTTTTGAACGGATTCACGATCGGCGATCGCCCACCTCCAGGGCTCGGCAGCGCACCACTACCCGATGCTCCATTCGGCTTGAACTGATTCAAGTAGCGAGGCTGCTCTTTCAGTTCTTTGACGAACTCACCAAGCTCAAAGCTTTTGTACTCGTCACCCGCAATGATTTTGCCTTCCTCGTTGCGACGAATCTTGTGTCCAACCAGGGTGAATAGTTGCTCAGGGTCAAACACGCCATGCTCTGGCTTAGCGAACTCTCCGATCGCTTCGGTTCTGAGCTGAGCAGCTTCGAGCGCAATTTTTTCACGAGCGCGTTCTTCTTTTTCTGCTGCCCGCTCTTGCTCGATCGCTTCCAAGCGCTGCTCTAGCTTGGACTTGTCCTTCTGGTAGAGATCAGCGTATTTGCTTTTCTCTGAGGTTTCCAATTCTTCATAGCGCTGTTTGATTTGCAGCAGTTCGTCAATGTCAAGATCGGCGTGAGCTTCAAATTTCTTGAACTTTGCAACTTTACCAAGGAGTTCATCGCGCTTGGCAAGGAGGCGGTTCTTTTCGTCTTTCAATCCAGTAACTTCAGCGCTCAATCCCTCGATCGTGGTTTCCTGCTCTTTAATCTTCGCTAACGCTTGCTCTAATTCCATGAGTCCCATTGGGCGGGCATAGCCCTTATACTTCGCCCGCAGGGTTCCTACCATTCATTTGCTCCAGATTTGCGATCGAATCCTCTTGCTGAATCAACTGCCGTTGGCTAAGTGGAATCGCATTCACATCGACCGTATTAGTGTCACTTGGCACGGGCGCAGCCTGTCGTTTGAATTCAGACTCCAACTTGGCGATCTCTTCTTCAATGTCAAACTCATCGTCAAATATTTCGCCTTTTTTCAGCAGCGTTAGCAGTGTTTCTAGGCTGATCTGACTGGCGCTGTGCAAACGGCTAAAGGCATCGATCGCTTGTGGCGTCAACTCTGCCACGTCAAAGTCGCGATTGACCTGACAAGTGCCTGCTGGCTGGTTCATGTAGGCAGCGTGGAACTCTAGACAAAGATCGAACGCATCTTGCAACCCTTGAGCAATAACGCTCATGATGCTGTCACCCTGCACTCGATCGAGCTTTTTCGCCTCTGCCGACTCACCTACATTCTTCTGACCAACCAGCGTAGACAGTCCTAGCATTGCCATCTGCTGCTCTAGCTTGTCAATGCGGCTGTTGAGGCCATCAAACGAGGTTGGGGGCGGTGCAATCCACTCTGCGCGTCCATCTGGGTTGTCAAATACCAGTGCCTCATCTGCACCCACAACCACATCACCTTGATCGGTGTTGTAGCCGTACAGAACAAGCTTAGGATGAGCAGTGATGTGCAAACTATGGTTGAGATCAGACGACAATTGAAAATGGTTGATGTTGAGATAGGCGACCTCCAGCATCGGCGGACGGGTGACTGATTCTCGCTTCTTGTCCGTATAGATAAAGGTAAATGGAATATAAGGCAGTGATAGAAAACCATCGTCCCCCACCTGCATCCAGTTGCCGTCGATCTCCTGAAAGAGTCGATAACGACAGCGACCCTCATACAGGTCATAGACTTTAATCCGCTCGACTTCTGCTTCTCCAAACTCACCCATAGGCTCGATCGAGTTTTCGCGGATGCGTAGCTGAGTAAATACGCGTCGATTGCCGATCGTGCTGTAACGCCATCCAATAATCTCAGGTGCAGTGTAATGCACCCAGTAAGGGCGATAGCCTCTTTCCACCTCATCGGCACGAGTGCGAACGTCTCCCTCTTCAACCTTGGGATAATTCACAAAGATCCCGGTATAACCAAAATCGATCGCTGCCTCAAATACCTCACGCGCAAATGAGTTGAGGTCGTCTCCTAGCAGGTTAATGTTGTCGAGGTGAGACTCGATCGCAGGAACAACGTCCTGGAGTGCGATCGGCTTGCGTAGCACCATGCCGACCACGCCACGAACTAAGCGCACGTACCAAGGCGCAAAGCACGATCGCCCTAGCCTGCGTCCGTAGGCGTCTTCTCGCTCAAAAGGCTCGATCGGTAGAAATGATTTGCCGCCCTTGCGAATACCAGGAGTGCCAGCTTTTACCGATTCGATTACATCCCACCAACCCTGCATCTGCTCATAAGCATTGCAAGGCGCACCTACCCCATGCGTCGAGGGCAAAGGCGCTGTCTTGGCGTCAGGTAGCGGAGTCCGCTTTGTTCGCTCGTCAATATAGCTATAGGTCATCAGCAGGGGCGATCGCTGTTGTGAGCGTTCCTACTGAGTTAGTAGAGTTGAATTCCTGATCTGCGTATAGCGGTAGAAGTGTTGCGAATCAAGGGTTCTAGCCCATAGCGAGCGGAGTCGATCAAATGATTGTGAGCGTCGACAACGATCGGCAGCACGTCGCCTGTCAGTCGATCGACCTTGTAGGAATAGAGTCGCGCTTCTTCGATTGTGTGCTTGCAGCGAGGATGGATAATTATTTTGTTGTAGCTGCGTAGATGGGCGATTCCATCCTCAACAGACCCCGCACCTTTGCTAACACCAGTAATCTTGGGGATGCCGTGCCGCTTCAGATAAGAGATGGATTCAGGGCGGGCGCTATCTGCTCTAACTGTGTAGAGATGACAGTCGGGAATGTCCAGCTTCCAGCGATCGGCTGTGTGGTCAAGCTCCAAACCCACGGCATACGATTCGCGCTCAATGTAGAGACAGCGATCGTGTATCCACATTTTGATCAGTACGGTCGGATCTTGAGCAAATCCAAAGTCTGCGCCAAGGTAAGGGCCATCCCAACCCGCCTTAACCTGTACAGTTTCGCCAATAATCTCATAGGGACTGAATTCATCAACGAACCATTTGCCGTTAAGAATCTGAGCGTCTGACTTAACGTTGTAATGCCCCATCCAGATATGCAAATACGCCTGCATATCCTGTTTGCGGGCGGTGTTGGCAAGCGCGATCGCTTCCTCGCTGATAAATGGATTATCGGTATAGTTGACATTGACCAGAATCGCCCCATCGGGAAGCCCTGACTCACCCCTGAAGAAGCGATCGACAGGGTTCTCAGGCTGATCAGGGTTCCAGCTAAACCAGATTTCAGATCCGGGTTTGCGGATAGTTGGCAGCAGTAGATCGATCGATCGCTGACTGAGGTTCTGCGCTTCTTCCGCCCAAACGATATCAATCCCTTCTAGACCCTTCACAGAGTCTGCGGTGTGGTCTTGCATCCCCTGGAAGATGATGAAGCCGTCGCCCTGCGTCGATCGCACCTCTCCCACCATTTCGCGGACTAGATGCTTGACGCCAAAGGATCTGATCTTGTCTTCAATCAGGCTTTTGGCAGAATACTTGAGAGACTTCTGAATCTCCCGAATGCAGACAATCCGTAGATCAGGGTTTTCGATAAACCGTTTGACAATCTGCTCGCCAAAGAAATGAGACTTGCCGCCCGATCGCCCACCGTATGCACCTTTGTAACGTGACTTTTCAAGTAGAGGCTTTGCCCAGTCAGGAACGGCAGCAATTTGATCAAGGTTGCGAACGAGCGATCGCCTTCTTCTCTCCTGCTCAGCCTTTGCCCTCAGTTGCAGGCTAGTTAAGGATGTTGCCGGGTTCGACGCCACTGGCGATCGCTTCGAGTTCTTCATCGCTGAGCGTGGCAAGGTCAATGCTGACGTTTACTTCTTTGCGATCGGTGCTAAGCCCCATTGCCAAGCGCTCGATGTTAGTTGCAGCGTTCACCCAAGAGACTAGATCTTTCGCGTTTAGTTCTTCCGGTCTAAAGTCACGCAGGCGACGGGCGGCAAGGGAGTGCAATGCTTTAGCCATCTGCAAGTGACGGGTAATCACCTCAGCAGCATCGATCAATTGCTGGGTTTGCGCGATCGCACTTTGAGCAACTGCACTTTCGGCAACTCTGGTTGCTGATTGGTTCCTAAAAACTTTGCGCTGCTCAACCCAGGACTCAACCATAGAGCGCTTTTTGATAGTGTTGACCTTTGGTGCATTTGGTTGACTTGCAAGATACGCAAACGTCACCGAATCATCACCACTCACGTACTTATGCCGCAAATACTCCCAATCGATCGCAGTTCGTGCCATTCGTCCAAACAGGTGCTATCTGTTGTGAAGATTCCCGATCGCCCCGCTAACTCGCTGCCATTGCACGTTGCTTGCGTCGTCTCCAGATCGGTTCCCATTGCCTGTAGGCTTCCTTCTGTGGATGCTCAGGATCAAATAGCAGAATTGGCAAACCCTCTCGATCGCGCCACTGCAACCACCCAGGCGGATCAGTCTCATCCCAATCGCCCGCCCATGTAAAAGCACGGTTGTGTACAGGGTTAAAATTCAAATCAAAATCTTTCCAAGTGTGATAGAGCAGAATTTCGTAGGTCATCCAGCGCGGAAATGCTTTGCCTTCAGGCGTACCCCAAAACGATCGATCCTTGCTGCTTCCGACATGGCGCATTAGATGCCACCTGCCCTCTGGCAGCATCGGCAGCATAAAGTCTCGATACTCTTGAAAATAAATTGCCTTGTTCGGCTTGTAGCCTTGATCGTGATCAAGCACAAGATTAATCATGCGTCACGACTTCCTCATCTGAGCTAAAAACAGACCCGCTGCGGCATTAATATCACTTGCCGCTGTGCCTACCACTTCGTCAATATCGTCGCCTTCGTCACGCGGCATAGAAAACCAAAAGGAATCGCCCGATCGATACAGCAGAACTAGAACACGGCGATCGATGTCGGGGACTGCTTGACGCTGACCACAAGCACCGCACTCAAGTAAACCAATAATGGGATTGTGTAAATCGAAAGGGTAGAATGCCAACTCGACGTGCTGGCAAGCCTGACAAGCCGTTTCACCCATCAGCCATTTTTCGGTGTTTAGAGGGGCGATCGATTCCGTCATGATTTCTTCAAATCCCTCACCCGCTGTATAAATAAACCTGCCGCCTCATGAATGTCATTGGCCGTTGGACCTATCACTTCGCCTATAGGGTCGCTTTCATCGGGCGGCAAGGAGAACCAAAACGAATCGCCCAACTGATGGAATGAGACCAAAACACGCCAATTGACATCGGGTAAAGCCTGTTGCTCACCGCAAGCGCTGCATTCAAGCAAAATGTCAAAATCAAGGGGGTAAAACATTACCTGCCGATTCTGGCAGGCTTGGCAGGTTGTCTTAGCCATGAACCATTTTTCGGTACTCAGGGAATCGATCGGGTCTGTCATATTTACCCCAGCACCTTACTAGCTTCAGTAATAAACGATCGCGCCCGATCATAGTCGCACTCTCCAGCAACGAACCCTTGAGCAAGCTCAACGCCCTCCCTTAAGTAATCAGTAAGTAGTCGAGTTCGCATTTGTGCTACACGATTTGCAGATTCCAGACCTTCCACTCGATCGACTGTCTGCTGCTTTGTCGGAGGTTCAACCGTCTTGCTCTCGATCGGGTTGAGGTTTTGAGCCTGTAGCTGCGTCCCCACCTGATTGATCAGTAGCCACGCTTTCGACTCCGGATTATCAAAGGCAAGCTGAATCGCCAAGCCCGATCGCTCGACCACTTGACCTGCCCGATTAAACAGCAGATGAGATCGATCGATTACATAGAGCGTCTGGCCTGCTGCAAATTCCCGCTGAGGCGATCGCGCTGCTTCTGCTGCCCGCTTATAGTCCTCAGCGATCGGCGTGTTGAGTGTCCCACCTTCAACCAGCGCATCAACTGCTTCAACTGCTGCCTGTTGTTGGTCACGAGTTAGAGAGGTGAGCGGGCGCAATTGCCGCTCATTTCTGGGAGCCGTGGCTCCCAAACTGCGAAGATAGTCTTGGGTTTCTCCAGCGTTAATAAGCTGATTGACATAGCGCCTGCCTTTGTCCCACCGCTCTTGGCAGTACTCCTCAAATGTGGCGTAATTTTCCCGGTAGAGTCGGTTGTCTCGAATCATCTGAAATGCCCGCCAAGCTTTGCTCAACCCGCGATCGGCTTCATCAAAACCCGCCTCGATTGCAACCTCGTAATGCCAGAGCTTGATTTTTTCTTCATCAGTCAATTCAGATTTGAGTACCGATGTTTCGACAACTTCTATCACAGTTAGGACTCCAGGGCAGTTCTGAGGGCGTTTAGGGCGGCAGACTCACAGCACTTTAATTCGGACAAGCTCAAGTCATGGTGGGTTGCTATCTGCTGATCAGACATTCCCAAGTAATAGCGATCGATCGTGACTTCGTACTGCAAAAAAGGAAGGCGTGCGATCGCTTCTTGCAAGGGTTGATGCTCAGGATCTTCTGAAAATTGCGGTTCTGCGGACTGCTGCCACTCCTCATCAAGTGGGGCGATCGACTTGCTAGCGGTTGCCTCCTCTAGCCACTTCCACACTTCCTCTTTAATCCCCATCGCCGCCGCAACTTTAACGATCGGAAAATCAAGCCCCTGCGAAACAAGTTGGCGATGCTGTTTTTTTACGCTTGCCGCAGTTTCACGGGCACGGCGCGGCACTTTCATTAACTCCCCATGATCGCGCAGAAAATGCATGATTTCTCCGCGAATGCTGGGCACAGCAAACGAACTAAATTTAAGCCCTAAAGTCGGATCGTATCCCTTAAGGGCTTTGGTCAATCCAACTAGTGCAAGTTGCTCTAGGTCTTCTAGTGGTTCACCACAAAGCGACTGCATTCGCCTCGCAATTTTCAATGCAAGCGGGCGGTGACGATTCAGCAGTTTTGCAATAGGAATGCTTGACCGAACAGAGGAAGCAGATCGCATCGAAGCGGCGGCAATTGCGACTGAGGGCACGATCAAAAGTACTAATGAGTTTCGCTAAATGTAGCGTTTTGTACTCAAGATGTCCATTCGTTTAGCGTTTTTAGGGTAAAGAGTGAGCGGCGAAGCGGCAGCACAATTAATCGAAAGAACCGATCGCACTCTTCAAGACATGGAAGATGCGGAAGTCGATCGACTTTATGCAGCCCTAGACGCTTCCTATCGACGGCTCGAAGCTGATTTATTGCGCAGGTATCCGAACTACACCGCAAAATCAAAACCAGACTTGCTAGCGACTCAGCGAGGCGTTCTTCTGGTCAACGATCTGCAAGCGCAACTGATATTAATTGACCCCGATCGTGAGCAGGAGTTGCGCGATCGCTATGAAAAGTTGCTATCAACTGCCTCGAAAGAGGGGACGACGCTAGGCGATGAGTTGGTAGCACTTGAGCAGGGCGACAGCTTTATCAAGGCAACTGCAACTGTACCGATCGAAGCTGCTGCATTTGCGGCTAGGGATGCAGTAGATCGCCTCAAGAAGCACGATCAGACCTTCCGTGAAGAAGCGTCAGTAATTATCACTCAGGGTCTAATTCAAGGGCAGGGGGCGCAAAAAGTTGCTGGATTTCTGCGGCAGCGACTAGGTGTAACAAAAGGCAAAGCAGAGACGATCGCACGAACTGAGATCATTTCGGCGCAAGACTCAGCCACTCGATCGAGATACAAGGAATACGGGATTCAATATGTCCAAAGAATCGCCACGCAAGATCGTAGGGTCTGCAAATTCTGCGCCGATCGTGCTGGCAACGTTTACCCAGTGGATGCTGCGCCTGCTGTAATTCATCCGCGCGATCGTTGTTTTAATTCGCCATACTTCCTTGAACAGGAGGCGTCTGACCCTAAAGCGAACGAGTGGGTTAAGCAACACGCTGAAAAAGTCAAAGCGACAACAACAGATCAATCCGCTGGCAATGTTGCGCCCTTTGAACGTGCTGCAAATATCTCGCCACCTAAGCCAGTTTGGACGCCTGTCGATGGCTACCTCGATCGCTCAGTGCAGGTTAAGGGCGAACAATGGGCAGTCGGAAAACTAGCAGCGCAACTGCTCACAGATCGATCGCGTCGGCAGACTCCACAAGAGCAGGTCAACAACGATCTACTAATTGCGCTCACGGTTGGGGCAGCGGTCGCAGGTACGACAGTCGGCAGCTACTATCTCGCCCGATCGCGCTATCGCAAAGGGTTTAAGCGATCGGCAACAATGGCGCAAGAACTGTCGCAAAAGTTTCGCAAAGGGGTAGAAGCTGACCCCAGCGAAAACGATGAGCAGGTGACGTTTGTCGTGGGTGGTTTTTCAGGTGAGCAGGGCGGGCAAGGCATTTATCTAGCGAACTACTTTCAAAAAGTCGTATTGCCCAAGCATCGCGTCATTGGGGTACGCACTCCCGAATTCGATGTAGAAGATCCGGGCGGTGCGCCCACACCTCGCAAGGTAAGCCAGATCTTCTCGAAGTTCCTTTCGACTGCGATCGTTGAAGGGCGCAACATGGCATCCGTGAGGGTTGCAGCGCAAGCCTATGCTTTTCATCAAAAGTATCCTGACAAGCCGATCAACATCATCGGCTACAGCGCGGGCGGTGCAACGGCATTCGAGGCAGCAGAGATCCTTAAGGAGATGGGCATCACTGCCAAGGTGATTGCGATCGGGTCGCCTTATTTCGGCTTCAATGAAATGTCGCCAGAGCAGGGCATCACGATCGCTGGCACAGGTGATCCGTGGGCACAGCTTAGCGCCCTCAATCGCGTTCCACTTGCCAATGTCAAAAACCACTCATTAGAGCAGTACTTGCCTGATGAGGAATTCGTCGCCACGATCAAAGAATTTCTGAAGACAGACATTCCACGCAAAGAACGATCGAGCGAAGCGGCTGAACCTGTCAAGACCGAGCGAACCATTGACGACGATGTACTAGCACGGCAGATTGACGAACTGATCCCGCAACTGCTGTTGCTGAGTGCTGACGAGATTCGATTGCTTCCCCCTGCGATCGCGCAAAAGGTTCTTGCTGCCCGTAACGCTGCCGGATTACTGCCCGGACGCGCTGATCCGAAAGCCTTGCCGGGGCTAGCAGAACCAAAAGCACTACCAGGATATGAGCCATTGCTGGCACTACCTGAAGCACAACCCGTTAAAGGACTACTGCGGGGTGAGCTACCGCGATTGGCGCTGCCAGCAGGCGTAGAGCTTGCGCCATTGACACCCGTTGAACGACAGGCACTAGAGACGAAGATCGCCCGGAACCTCTACAAACAAGCCCGATCGATTGATCGGGGAGCCTCACGACTGGCAGAGTTTCGACTGCGGCAAGCGATCGATGAAATCAAGCGACAGGATATGCCTGCACAGGCGAAAGGTGCAGCCTATCGCAAGGCAGTTTTCGAGCAGTTGCAAGGCACGATCGAGACAGCAGAAGCAACACCGCCAGGCGCAAAAGACGCTGAACAGTTCGATCGTTTTCGATTTAAGGGCGTCGATTGGTACGTCCCCAAACTAGGAGAAAACAGCCCCACCCTTGACCTATTGCGCAAGGTGGCAGAACTTGACTTGCCTGAGAATGCGCTTGGCAGTGGCGACATTTATATCACTCGACAGCGCAACGCTTCAGAGCAGTATTGGCGCAAAAAGCTGAAGCTGAACACGCCTAAAGTCAATGGCATGGTCACCTTCGACGAAGGGGCGATCGTGCTCTACGGAGGACGTGCCAAGATTGACGATCTGCTGCTGCAAGCTGGCTATCTGAGGGCGTATCAGCAGTTTGGACAACTGACGCCACCTGAGCGCTCTGAATACGCCCGTGCCATGCAAGAGACGCGCATGGCGTATCAGAACCGACCCGATCGCGACTTTGCTGAATCGGTGAAAGAGTTCTTCTTAAATCCTGACTATCTAAAGAAATTTGCGCCCGCCCGCTACGAAGCGATCGCCCGCATCTTTGACTATCGCCATCCTCGCAAAGGTGTCCTTCAACCTCAATCCGCTGAGCCACAACAACCGGATACACGCAGCCCGCAAATTGTTGAAAACTTGCGCAGTGCCAACGCCACACTTGCCGATCGTATTCGCACCCAGCGAGAGCAGGCTAACGAACTCGCGACAGCGCAACGCAGCACCAAGAAAATTCAGCAGGCACTCGATCGAGTGGATTTGCCACGCACAGCGGTGCAGCAGGAACAAGCGTCTCAGGAAATTCGCATCCAAGAGGAGGCGATCAACCGAGTCGAAGCGCAAATCGAAGCGATCGAGCAGCGGGCGGCACAGCTACTTAATCCACTCAATCCGCCCTACTTCTCGACCGTACCGCAGCAGATTCGAGCGGCTAAGGCGCAACTCAAGCAAGCGTCAAAGCAGCTACAGGCGATCGAGAACATTGAGCAGACCGCAATGAAGCTGCGAACCAACAGCGCAGAATTACAGCGGACATTAAACGACCTCAGCACTCGCCGCGAATCCTTGCAGACAGAGGGAGAACGGCGGGATGTAGAACGATCGATCACAGGCTTAAAGCAGGATTTAGAAGCCGCAGAAAAAGAGTTACTGGACTTGCCGCGATCGAGTGAAAAATCGCAGGCGTTGCGAGATTTGCAGCGATTGCGGGCAGCAGTGAACTCACAGTCTACAGGCGTGGGCGTGACAGACTTGCACCGCCAAGATTTAGAACCGCGCATTCGACAAGTATCGCAGGCGGCAGAATCACTGGAGATTTTGACAGCGCGACTCGATTCTAGTCGTGACAAACTAGACGATCTGCTGCAACGCCTGAATGGACTGCCTACCAAAACTCAGGATTTAACCACAGAACAGCGCGATCGATACAGTGCAATTAGGCGCACCCGCAACGCTCAAGGCAAGCTACCGCAACGGGTTGAGCAGTATCGACAGTTACGCGCTGAATTGAGTTCACAGCTTGCGGTTCGTGCTAACACCACACAGCAGCTATCCGACAACTACAGCACTCAGCGGCAATCAGCGATTAACAACCTGCAAGCGATCGTTAGCCGCGATGTCGAAACCGTTCGCACCAACCTACAGATCCTTGCCTCTCTCCGTCCCGGATCAGTCGCGTGGCTGCTGGATAGTCGCAACTGGGAAGAAGGGGCGATGCCTTCAGATTTGGCGATCGTCTTGGAGCGCCAGCCGGGGAAGACGCCAAACGAGCGCTTACAGTCTGCCGCCAACGAAGTAGCAAAGCTAGTCGGACAGGTAAACGGGCGCATCCAGTCGATTCAAAAGCAGCTTGACTACCCGGATCAGCTTGCACAGGCTACGACCGCTCAAGCCGCTGCCCAAATCGCTCAGTGGCAGCAGTTGCGCGATGAGTTGGCGGATGAGGGCAGGTTAAGCGATCGCCAGATTCAACAGCTTTTGAAGACGCCAGAGCGGATTCGAGCGATCGATGTAGCGCGATCGGGCAATCAGTTGATCGAAGATTTGGCAGAGTTCAACCAAGACTTTGCCAACCTGCTTCTAACTGATGAGAATGTTGACCCGCGCCAAATCATTGATCAGTCTGAACTGTACCGACGCGCTCGTGATGGCTTTGCTGAGGAAACAGCACAGACCAAAGCAGCGATCGCTCGTGAGATTGAAGATGCGCTTGCCATTGCCACGGCACTCCAGCAGCGTAGTGAACGCGATCAAGGGGCAGCGCTAATTTATGAGGTGGATGGTCGCGCCCTGAGCGTGACAGACTTGCGATCGCAGCTAGAGCAATACAATCAGCAGTTGCGAGAATTCTTGCAGATCCCTCAGATTGACGTTGCGGCAAGAGTGACGGCAGAAGAAGACGATCGCCTGCGCAGACGACAGGGTGAGGTCGATCGGGCGCAAGCCCAAATCGCACGATTAGCAGCACTTCAGGGTGAACTATCAGAAGTTAATTTAGAAATTCAAAAGCGAATTGAAGCAAGAGAACGCGGACAAAAGCGAGGGATTGCAGTCGATCGACTGGAAGCAAGACGCAGACGAATTCTGAAAGACATCGAGAACGCAGGCAACCCGAATGGATGACACCACCGAACGGATTGAAGCAACCGAAAAAGATCCGCTACCCAATGGCGGGAAGTATGCGATCGTCCGGTATGAAGGCGCAGACGGGCTACCTGCTACCAAGGCGACGGCAACCAGAGCAGAAATCATCGAGTACAGTGCGGACGATCGCCCAATATCCCTAATTATTATGAGGCTTGGTGATGGAAGAGGTGGATCTGATCGGACTGAGGACAGCGATCGAGACAGCGCTGAGTGATGAACTGGGGATCTATGTTTTCCCAAACGGGCAGACCACGCCTGCGATCGTGCTGAGCATGGGAACCGACACCAGCCCAATCGTTGGAACTAAAGCAGAGGGGTTAGAGTGTGTGCTTGTGTTCCGCCCTGATGTGCCGCTGCGTCCCTTGATGGGCAATGCTTTCGAGGAAACTTACACGGTTCAGATTTTGTTGAAACAGTGGAGTGCTGAGCAGAACACGCTGGGCGCATTATCAAAAATCCTGGAGACGATGATCACGCTGCCTGGATGGTCACTGCAAGGTGGCAGCGTTCGGCGTCAGATCCCGATCGTAGAGCTTGGCAATATCGAAATTTTATCGATGGTTCTTACTCAAACTCTGCTGAGAGAAGCATAGGAACACTGCCCGCAGAACTAATTCTAAAGACTCTGCAATGGCAAAGACCCCTTTCTTCACAGGTAAAGGCGTAGAACTGTGGCTCGCTGCGCTTCCCGATGGTATCGAAACAGAGCCGACTGAATTTACTGCAACGGCATCGGCAGCGGCAAAAGGGGCAACCACCATCACGGTTACGCCTGCACTGCCTGCGGACAGCTTTGTACCCAAAGACAGCTACATTAACGCCGTTAGTGCGCTGGGTTATGAGGTTCTAGTACAGCTTGACGCGGATGCTGATGCCGGAGATACATCACTATCAGTCAAGCCGCTACCAGAAGCGATCGTGGCAGGTTCGACGGTCGAATATCCGCTCAAGCTTCGCGCTCGTACCACTGCCGACCTTGATCGTTCTGGTAACCGAGTAACAACCGTGACGTTTGATGACGATGCCTACGAGTCCGGGCGCACCACAACGATTTCGATCGGGTTAAACATGCAAGGCAACTGGTCGCCTCTCGATGCAGGCTACGCCACCGCTGAGCATTGGTTTAATGAGGGCTACCAGCAACTTTATTTCTGGATGCAGTTGCCCAATCCTCGCCCGACTGTTTACAGCAAGGGCAAAGTCTACAAGGGTACAGGGTCGATTACCTCAATGCCGCTATCCGCCCCGGCAGATGGCATCATCACCGGAAATATTGACGCCGCCTTCAACGGTAAGCCGTCAATGGTTAACCCAACGGCGATCGTCTAAGGATGATTCGCTCATTGCAGTCGCGTGGTGTTTTTTGCTGTGGGTGTACGTTGCAGCCCGATGGTATCCAGGTCGCGATCTATATGACTGATAGCAGTCAAACAGGAAATCGTGACCTGGTAGACCTCGACACCAACGATCGCTACACCGTACAGCTTCCTCGCGTCACAGAAAGCCCAACTTACAAGATTTTTCTCCCCTATGCCCCTGCCCTACAAAACGCTTAAGCCCGTTGAAACTGTCGAGGTGGGTGGGTTCACAATTCGGAAGCGAGGCAGTTTGACCGTAGCCGAAGAACACGCCATGCGCGATTTTGCTGCTGAATCTGAGGCCGAATTTAAAGACCTGACACAATTGCAAGCAGATTTGGTACTAAAGCAGCGTGTAGTCACGATCCTGTTTCAGTCCAGACTCGATCGCAACTGGGATCTCGCAAAAACTCAAGCCTCCGTTTGGCCTGTAGTAGTGGACGGAGAAGCGGTAGAAATTGAACCAGATATGGAAATGCTGGATTCTCTATACGAGTTTTTTATGGCTGAACACAGACGGCACAAATCACCTGAAGAACTAGAAGCCGAAAATCAGCCTGCTAAAAAAAAGAAATAGATTGGACAGAGATTTATTGGCGGTTGAAGCTGGCATATCCCAGTGAGAAACGCTTTGGCGAAGAGAGGTTTGGGGATTGTTCGCTGATTGAGGTTGAGGATGCTTTGAATGTACTCGATCGTCGTGACTTTGAAGCTGCCAACCGTGCCGCCATTCCGATCGCTTCTGTTGGGCAAATGGTTGCTGCTAGTAAGGGTGTCAAAGACATTGACTCAGAAATGTTCAACCCCTACGCCGCCGTTCTTTACAGCGAAGAAGCCCGATCGATCATTGATCCCAAAGTTGCTCAAATTTGGCTGGATTTAGCCAATGAACAACGCATTCCGAGTTGGGCGATCGCTGAAATCGATATGAAACTAATTCGAGCCGCAGCACCATGAGCAGCTATAAACTCAGCCTAAATATCACCGAGATCAATAGAGCGGCAGAGCAGGCATTTGTTGAGACTGCTTTTCAGTTTGGCGCTGCTATGACTCGCGTAATCTCAGAGCCTCGATCGTGGGCGGGATGGGATGACACGCGAGACATTGTGGACACGGGACAACTGCGATCGAGTCAACTGATGGTCTTCAATAATCCTTTTGAAGCTGCGTATAGTTGGAATGTCGCATACACCGCCTACGTCCACGAAGGTTTTACACGTCGCGACGGAACGCGAGTGGCAGGACGGCCTTGGACGGTTGTAGCGCAACAAGAATTTGACATCCAAGAGGTGTATGCTGCGGCGTATCAGAAGTATATAAATTCGTAGCCTCTTGTTTTCATCAAAATTTCACAGCCAAAGATTGCAGAATTTTATCTGGCGACAAGCATACTAAAGGGGTCGATCCTATCTTCCTCATGAAAGCTCAAGCATCTGCGATCGCTGCCTTGGTTCTTTTGGCTGGCTGCGCTGCTCAATCTAAGCATCTGAGTGGACAGGTATTCTTTCCTAGCGCTGCACCGGGGTACGATGGACAGCCCTGCACTGCGCCAACAGGTTATGACGATATCGAAGTGGGATTGCAGGTCGTCGTCAAAAATGCATCGGGCGAAATCGTAGGCAGTGGAACGCTTCAGGAAAGCAGTGCGACCGCGAAAACCTTGAGCGAAGAACAGCAAAGAGGATTGCAAGATCCGCAAGTAGCAGCACATCTAGCTGGCAGAGTGCCAATTACCTGTAGCTTCCCTTTTGAGGTTGAAGGCATACCAAAATCAGACTTTTACACCGTTCAGATTGGAAGTGGCGATCGCGGTTCTCTAACGTTTAAGTTTGACGAGCTTGAGCAGCAGGATTGGAAGGTTGTCTTAACGCTGGGTGATGCGCCCTAGCTCGATCGCTTTTAGGTAGGAATTCTAGCCACGAAGTCTTTAAGCAAACTTTGTGGCAAGTCTCGGAACCCTCAATCTTGTTTTATCCGCAGACTCCAGCCCGCTACGCAAAGAGCTAAGCGGAGTAACGCGAGAAGCCCAATTTGTCGCCAAAGCAATCCAAGGTATCTCTACAGGCGAAAGCTTTAGCGGTGCAGGGTTACAGGTTCTAAGCTCAACCATCATTGGACTAGTTGACGATACCCATCGGCTAGGCAATGAATTCAAGCTCACCACCTCGCTAGTTGAAAACCTAAAAAACGGGATTGGTGGTCTTGCCGCACTCCCGATCCCTGATTTTCAGGCAGAGGCTTTATCCTCGCTGGGGCTAGGACAGGTTTCTAGCAGTCTAGAGGTTTTGAGTCTTGCCTCTACAGGGTTAAAGACGCTGGCGATCGCTCAAGGGATCGCTCAAGGTGCGATTGTAGCTTTTAGCGGTGCGCTCGAAACACTGAGAGTCAACCTCAAGTTAGTCAGCTATTTTCTTGAAGATATTGCTAGCTCTCTGAGAGCAGCAGGTGCAGCATTCGCACCATTCGCCAGTCTTGCAGAAGGAGCGGGCAGGGCGTTCGATCGATTGTCGAATGGTGCAGGCGATGCCAAGAAGGGCATTGACTCTGCTTGGGTTTCAGTTGGGCAGTTTGGGCAGCAGCTTCAAAAATACATTGGGGCAGCTGAAACCTTTCAGTCGGCAATGGAAGATCTGGGCGACGCCGCGATCCTCTTCAATCAATGGAAGAACATCTCCGATATTGTTGACGGAGTGTTCGGCGGAATTGAAGAGAACTTTAATGCAGCGCGGCAATTTGAATCCCTAAACAATCGTCTTGAACTTACCTCAACCTCAGCAGGGGGAGCAAAAGAAGATCTTGATTTTCTCAGGCAAACAGCCGACGATCTCGGACTGGATTTTAAGGCGCTTAGTGAAGGTTTTGCTCAGTTTTCGGCAGCGGCGACTTTAGCAGGGTTTGATGCTGACAAAACCAGTCAAACTTTTACCGATGTTGCGCAAGCAGCCTCCGTGATGGGCTTGTCTGCCGAAGAAACATCCGGCCTATTCTTGGCGCTGCGGCAAAGTTTATCGGGTGGCACGGTTCAACTCGAAGAACTCAATCAGCTATCGGAAAGAATTCCCGGTGCGCTAGATGCCGCAGCGCAAGCACTTGGCGTCACATCGGGGGAAGTTAAAGGATTAATTTCGGCAGGCGACGTTGCTTCAGCCGACTTTATTCCTAAATTTGCTGCTGCCCTAGCATCAGTCACGCAGTCAGGTGTAACTGATGCAATGACTTCAGGTACAGCAGCAGTCAATCGCTTTAACAATGCTTTGGGTGAAGTATCAGTTGCATTAGGAAAAGACCTTCTAGACATCGGTACGCCTGCAATTGAAGCGCTTGCAAAAGCCCTTGAATTTGGTGCAAACAATGCAGCTTTATTCGGAACCGCGATCGACGCGATTTTAGTCGCATCCGCGCTTCGCGGTGCGGGTGCTGTCGGAAAAATGGGAACCGTGCTTGCAGGATTTATCTCACAAGGGGGCAAAGGTTCGATCGCGATGGAGTTGTTTGGCAAGCAAATTTCTGTGACGGTTGGACAAATAGGCAAACTCGCTGCACAAGCCGGACTTGCCTATGTTGCGTTGACGCTGTTCTACGAAATTCTAGACATTACAAAGGACGGCGGGGCAGAGGTACGGGAATCGATCGACTCACTTGATCATTCTTTGCTCAAGCTGAGCGAAACCACTCGGAACGTTCCCGACATGGCGCGAATCTTCCCGGACAAGCCGCCGCCAACAAGCTGGATTGATGGCCTAAAGCATCGCTTTAATGATTTCAATACTTTTTTGAATACCAGTGTAGGCTTGCCTGATGATTTCTTGGCACTGCCAACCAACTCAGAGAAGCAAATAGAAGATCAATTGCAAGCCGCCGCAGAGTTTGGGCAGCGAGTTCAAGATGTTCTAAAGCAATCGCTGGATTTACGAACACAAACCCAGGCGGGCGGCGGGGCGATCAATGAGCTAAAGCAAATTGATGCAATGCTTGCTCAAATTGAAAAACGCAAACTTGCCGTCGATCCTAAAGATGCTGACGCACTCGCTGCAATTCGCAAAGAAGAAGAAGCATTGCTCGATCGCCGTGCTGCTGCTCAAAGACAGGTGCAGCAGACTCAGGCAGCTAATGATAATGCCGTGACGCAGGCCAAGCAGCAGCTAGCAGCCTTAGAAGCTTTAGCACAGGACAAAGGTATAGACGAAGAACGATATACCCGTCTCAAACAGCAGTTTGAAGCAGCCCTAACTCAAGCAGAGCAAGAAAAAGCCGCTCTAGACGGACTCGCCAGCACCACAACCAAGGTCGCTGAAAACGCTGTTACCGATTTTCAGAAGTCAAATCACGAGATCGAGGCGTCCTATAACCAGCGGCAAGCAGCAATCGCTGAATCACTTGCTAAAAACGAAATCACTGAGGAGCAATCCCGCGAACAGTCATTACAAGCCGAGCAAGAATACCTACAGAAGAGACTGGAGCTAAACCAGTCTTTACTCGAAAAGCTGCGCACCGAGCTAGAGAAAAATCAGCAGTTAAAATTGCGTGACCCAGACGACGCAATCCTGACGGCAGACCAAGAGAAGCAATACGCAGAGCAGGTAAAGCAGCTTGAACTCGAAACCGCACAGACCCGCATTCAGATCGCTCAGAACACTCGCGAGGGCAAGCAGCAAGCGCTAGAGGATGAATTGAAAGGCATCGAGCAAGCCAACAGTGAGGCTGAGGCGGCAGTACGCCAAAGTCAGAGCGAACGCACAGCCGCTATCCGTCAGCAACAGTTAGCAGGCACGGTGGGAGAGGAGGAAGCTGCCGCCAAGATTGCCGAAATTCAACGCGACTCGATCGCTGAGCAAATCGATCTTGAGCGCGACAAACTCGCTCAGCTTGCAGAACTGGAAGCGGCTGGCACAATTCCAGCAGAAGAAGCCGCCAAGCGTCGACTAGACATTCAAAGCGAAATTAGTGACCTCAGCTTGCAGCAGATTGAAGCTGAACTCGATGCCCGTCTAGAAGCAGAACGCAAGGCGGCAGACGAGGCGAAAGAACTGCGGGATTCAGTAAACATCGATGCGACTCGCGAAACCACACAGGTGCGAGTGCGGCAGGCGGGCGGCGAAATTAATGAGGCAGAAGCCGCAGCAGAGATCGCAGAAATTACCGCCAATGCCACTGCACGGCAGATCGAACTGGTAGAGCAGCGCTTGGGAGTGGTGCGGCGTGGCAGTGATGAGGAAAAAGATTTAACCAGAGAACTTGCTGACTTACAGCAGCAGTCCGCAGAGCAGGAGATAGCCCGTCAAGAGCAGGTGAAACAGGCGCGATTGGAGGCGATCGAACGTGCCAACCAACAGGCAGAAGCAGCGATCGATCAGGGAGAAACCGCTGAAATTACAGCTATTCGTGAACTGCAAGCCCAGCGGGTGATCAGTGCTGAAGAGGCAGAGACAAGAATTGCTGCTATGAGGCAGCGTACTGTAGCCCTTCAAATTGCTCTTACCGAGAGCGAAATCGAACAAGTCCGACAGCTTCGAGCAGAAGGCGTTCTCAGTGAAGAAGAAGCGATCGAGCGTCTGTCAGACCTAAGTGGCGAACTTGGCGAACTAAATCAACAGCGAGTTGAAAATGAAATCGACGCACAGGAGCGATTGAAACAGGCTCGACTGGACGCAATGGAAAGCGCCAATCGCCAAGCAGAAGCGGCGATCGATCAGTCACAAACCACAGGGGTTACTGCAATCAAGAGCTTGCAGGCGCAGCGAATAATTTCAGAGGAAGAAGCCACCGAAGAAATCGCAGCGCTACAGCAAGAAGCACTCGATCAGCAGATTGCCCAAACTCAAGAGCAAATTGCAGAAATTCAGCAGCTTCGATCTGAAGGCATTCTCAGCGAAGAAGAAGCTACTGACAGATTAATCGACCTAAATGGAGAATTAGGCGATCTTAACGAGGAACGGATCGATGCAGAAATTGACTCTCAAGAGAGGCTAAGAGAGTCGCGAATAAAATCCCTTAATGAGGAGCTAGACTTCAAACGCAAATCAGCAGAAGCAGATCAGGGACTCAATCAAATTGCGATCGATTCTATTAAAAATGAAAACAATCTTCTGTCTGCTCAAAGCAGTCTGCTTGAAGCTCAATCAGGGCTAGCAGAGCAGCGACTTCAATACGCATTAGAAGACGCTGAAACGGCAGGCAATAGCGCTCAAGCCGATCAGATCAGACAGCAAATTCTCAGCCAGCAAACCGTTGCTCAAGAAAAGCAGTTTGCGATCGCTCGACAGCAGCTTGAACTCAAGCGCGAACAGGTCGCACTGGAATCGCAGCAGCGGCAAATCCAAGCTGATATTGCAATTACAGAGGCAGAAGTTGCACTCTCTACAGCAGCAATCAATGGTGAAAATCAACAGGTGATCGCAGGATTAGAGCGAATTTTAGACCTAAGACGGCAGCAGCGAAAGGCAGTCAATGACCAGAACAGAGCGCAAGAGCGATCGCTTGAACTCGAACAACAAACGCTCACCACTCAGCAGCAACAAACGCGAGAACAGCAAGCACGGCAGCGGGCACAGTCAAATAATAGAAACTCAGGCAGCGGCAGTGGTTCGGGTGATCAACCAGGATCGGGATCGGGATCTTCTGGAGGCTCAAGAAGTTCTGGATCAAGCTTTGGATCAAGATCTGGACTTGCACCCAGCCGATCGCTTGTCAGTCGAGAGTCGCTGGTCGCTGCAATGGGTGCGGGAAGTATGCCAGCTAACTTCAGCTATGGGGGGATCGGTGGCAGTCGAACGCAACAGGCAGAATGGCGCACACCAGAATGGAGCGACGGACGATCGACACCAGTACAAAGCCCTTCTGCTGCCTCAACAATGGCTGCATCTAGGCAGTTAAGTCCTTTGCAACTGCAAGGGCTATCACAGGTGGGCTTACAGCGCAATGCGCAAGCAAATCGCGCAGCTCAGCCACAGACTACAGGAACGTTAACAGCTAGCCAATTCAATAGCGGAATTAATCAGCTATCGCAAAGGATCGTTCAGCTTGCGAATGCGCCAAGAGCGGTAACACTCCAAACACCCGAACCCGTTCGTGATTATCAGCGAATCTCCAGCGATTTAATGTCTTCTCGCGCTAGGGCAGCAGGAATATGAAGCCAGGAACGATCGAACTCTACGCAGGCGGCATGATGCTTCTCTTGGAACTATTCACTGAGGGGACTTTTCCACGCGAAGATCTTGAAGTTCCAAGCGTCTCTTTTTCCGCCTATGGAACGCCTGCCACAGATGGCACAAACTATCAGGTGAGCATTTGGAACTTGACGGTATTGCTAACTGAAAAAGATGCCGAAAAGTTAGCAAGAATGTATCGGATCAGCAAAAGTCAAAATATTTTGATCGTCGATCGCACCGATCGCTATTGGGAACCCACACAAACCAGAGCGATCGCGCCTGGAGACGTGGCAGTCGTAGAAGACGGAATGACAGGTTACTTTGCTCAGTTTTATGGGCGAATCACTCAGGCGATCAAGCAGAACAAAGAAGGTAGAATGCGGGCGATACAATTACAATTGACGGAAACCGACAAAGTGCCGATCGCATGAGCAGAACAAACTACGAAACTGTTGATCTCGGCTTAACTCCTGAAGAGAAGGAACGGCTCGATCGCGAGTACCTTGAGGACTTCTACCCTCGACTTGGCAAAGAAGAGATTGAACCTGTACTAGAAGAATGGCTACGGTATGTTGGGGCGATCGAAGCGGCAGACATCATGCAGCAGGTCATCAAAGATAAGGCGACCAAAAAGTGCTATCACTGCAATCAGCCAATCTTGCCTAAACCGCTAGGGTACGAGGTTCAGGTGTGCGGCACAGAAATCCGAATTGGCAGAGAAGAAGCATGAGCGAAGATCTGCAACTACTAGAGCAATTAGGCTTGTCGCTAGTACGCCACCAAGGGCGATGGTATTGCGGGCGCTTTGGTGGCGACTATGACGGCGACGAAGGTTATATAGGCGACAAGTACAACCGCTGTGTTGATGGTGTCCTGCGTGACGATGGAGTAGCAGACACTATTTCTGAAGCGATCGCGCTTGCTGCTGTCGTTCATCAAAAGAACAACCGCAAACATAGAAATATATGAACGAAGATCTTGAAAAAGCGATCGAGTTAATAGAGCAACTGGATTTGATTCTGCTTCGTCAGCGTGGGCAATGGGTTTGCGGTCAGCTTGTCAATGCAAATGGTGAGTCTGTATCAGAACAGTTAGATCTTAAAATTGGCGTTGTCCGCAATGTGAGCGGTCGCCTTAAGTATGTCGGGATTGCCAGCACGATCGCCCTTGCAGTCAGACAGACAACCACCAAGCTTGGAAATTGAATCAGTAGGAATTCTCACGGCAGCTTATCTAGCGCTGCCTAATGACCGTCGATCGCAGTTCCCGCCCTTTCAAAATCGTCGTTGCTGCGCCTGGTGAGTCGATCGCGCAAGGACTAGACGTAACCGTGATCGTTGCCTCCTTCAGTGGTAGCTGCAACCTACTCGATCAAAGTGGTATTCAATCCTGGACAGGCGATATCGTCCTGAATGCCTATTCTCCAGGAATCACGATCGAGTGCAATCCCAGGCGCGATCGCGTTCGCTGGGCGCGTGGCAACCGTGTAGTGATTTGGCTGGCAAACAGTGTCGGGACGCTGGTTAGATATAAGACGGTTCACATCCTCAAAGAGCCGCTACCACCCACGCCAAGAGTTCGCCCGACTATCACCCTAGACATTGGTGATAAGCTCTCACTCCTTGACTTTAGGCAACCACCGGGGGATGAAAGCGGCGTTGCACCCGGTACAACCAGCACTCGATCGGATGTCGTGGCATCGCTGTTACAGGCAGCAGGTGCAGGCAATCTCACCGGATCAATTCCTGGTGATGTAAATTGCCCATTGCAAAAGTTAGGCAGTGAAGGCTATATCCAGCAGGCAGGGCAGATTGCGTTTGCGGCTGGCAGGTATCTCTGGTGTGATGCCACTGGGGATGTAAGGGCGTCTGCAATTCCTGATGATGAGGACGCGACAGCACATCGAGTAATAGCGATCGGGCAAGACGAACTTGGCTACGAGGCGATCAGCAGTGAAGAAACGCCTGCCGAAATTGTCCGCTGTACGGGCACTGAACACATCACGAAGTACACGGACGATTACAACAAAAGCACCGTTGAAACATGGGGGCCAGCGGCGATCGTCTCTCCCAACGCAGGCGGCATCACAATCTTTTCTAGAGAAACGATCGAGGAATCTTGGGGCCCAAACTCGCGAACCGTCAGAACCTACCGAGTGGAACCGCGTGGGCTTGTGTTCCCGGATGTGCAGAGCACTCGAATCGCCTTAGTGCCCAGCCTCGATCAAGAAGAAACGTTTGTTTATGAACCAGGGCTAGAAGGGAAACTGCTACGGATTGAGAGGCATGTTCGCAAGCCCTACGGGGTGGCACTACGAGAATATTACGCCACACAATCTGCGCAAGAGCAGGCGAACAATCGATCGAACATGGTCGCGGCTGAGCGCACAATCACGACTTACGACTACAGCCTAGAGCAGACGATCGGAATCTTTAGCGATACATCAGAACCGCAGGGCGCTATCTTGCCTAACGAGGATTGGACATTTGGCAACCCTGCCTTTTTAGTGCCCTCTGCCGCAGAAAATCAAACCTGGAAAGAGGTTTACAAGGGTGAGTGGAAATACACCAAATCGACCTATGAAGCTGTTGCGCGGGCATTTCCAGAGGTGATCGAGGCGATGCTGCCGGATACGCCAACGAGCGCCAAGCTGGGGATCTTGCTCACCGATAAGCAAACCGTAACCAGCAACTCAGGGCAAGCGCAACCGCCTGCGCCCGATCGAAGGAAGCCCAAAACAACCACAGAAGAAAAGCCGATCGAAGGTGTGGCAGAATTCCGCTCTTACGCAGGTGCGGAGTACCAGGAGAGGGAGCGCACCTATGACGTGCCTTACGCAGATCAAGAGGAGTTAAATACTGCTGCAAGACGCTTGGGGAAATTGCTGATCGGGCGGCACTTGGGGCAGAATATCGAGTTTGCGCTGAGTGATTATTGGCTGAACGATCGACCACCGCTGCAAACCATATCTGTAGCTGAGCCTGACGGTCGTGAGTATAAATTCTTGCTAAACAATATTGCGATCGCCTTTGACAATCGCAATTGCTTTTTAGGTGGCGACGGCATCTGGTTAGGAGAGATTTTAGATGGCTAGATACTTAAAGCTGCCTTTTGCGATCGTTGCCGCAGCAGCAGGCGTGACGCTGGCAACCGGAAGCGGGATTACTTACCCCTATCCCTTGAATGTGCCTGAAACAGCAGGCGCAGGCATCAGCAAAATAGTAGGCTATGCGCCTAAACTACTGGTCTATCAGGATGGGGCGGGTGTCACTCGATCGATTGGGGATGCCAGCTTTGATCCGTCTTATTTTGCCGGACAGGGCGCCACGAAGCAGGTGGGTAATGCTGTTGCCACTTCAGTTGCGGCTGGGATTACCAAGCAGATCGGCTATGCTCCTCTAATTTTGCCAACGCAGATCGGATCAGGAGTAACGCGATCGACAGGCGATGGCAGCACTGAGACGCCCTACTTCTTAGCGCAAGGCGTTACACGGCAGACGGGCTATGCAACAGTAACGGCGGTTGGATCAGGAGTTACGCGCGCTTTAGGGGATGCGCCATTACTGCTAGAGCCTGCAACTGGCGAAGGCATCACTCAAGCGATCGGGTCTGGGGACTACGACACGCTTATCTTTGGCGGACAAGGCATCACATGGGCGATCGGCAATGGCATCACCGTGATTAGTGGCGAGGGCATCACCAAGCAGATCGGGGATGCAGATTTCGTTGTTAGCGTTATTCAGCGATCGAGCTTAAAGCGTCATCTGTTCGCCAACAGTGGCATCACCGTAAACACATCTAACCGAGTAACGCAGTGGAGCGACAAAGCTCCGCTAACTACGAGCATAAGCTCAAGTAGCAATCCGCCGCTATTTGTGTCAAATGGGATCAACGGTAAGCCAACTGTACGGTTTACAAGCTTGGCAAACATTTTGGCGGGCGGCAGAATGGATAGCTTGGTCACAGCACAGGCGTTCACAATCTTTATCGTTTTTCAACCCAGCAGCATCACGGCAAACAGCTCAACAGGATACGTAAACCACGGAATGTTGCTAGACAATGGCGCTTACATGGGGTTATTCCTCAAGTCGCCAGCAACGCTACAGGGTCAAAACTGGGACGGCAATGAAGATTTAGCAGAAAGGACGCTGCCAGGGGGAGCAACAGCAGCGGCGATCGCCACCTACTGGCGGGGTAACGGCAATATCAATTTGCAGGTCAACGATGGCACAATCGCTACAACGGCGAGCGGCAACACCTCAAACCTAACCGGAACTTTCCAGCTAGGCTATGGCTACACAGGCACAGGATATTTAGGCGATATCAGTGCGGTATTGATCTACAACGAAGAGTTGGGAAGCAACGATCGGATCGCCATTCGCAATGAACTAAATGCGGAATACGCCATCTTCTAGCTTGTAGGAATTCTGCGATCGAACTTTAATCTTCGATCGCATGGCGGACGTAACCCATTTCGATAGCTGGATTCAGTACATCAGTGAAGTGGTCGATCTGGGTACGGCAACCGTCCCCAACGCCAGTCAATATCGCTTTGTGCTGACCAATGGACTGACAATCACTCGGACAATGAACAAGGCGCAACTCGCCTCAGCAGAACTTTTACCCGTCAACGGCTACAGTCGCCAACCTTGGGCACCAGGCAGCGGCGTTTGGGATGCGACACAGCTTCGCTGGGAGTTGGCAAGCGTCACCGCCAACATCACGGCAACAGGTGCGCCGATTCAGTGGAGTTCGATGCTTTTGTGGGCGAATTCCCCAACCAACACAGCAGCCCTAACAATGGGGGCGATAGACACGGCAACCGATCGTATTACCATCACTGGACACGGACAGAGCAACGCCACTGAAGTTGCCGTCACTACAACTGGAACTCTACCGGGGGGGATCACTGCTGATACGCTGTACTACCTCAGCTCGATCAGCACCAACACGATCGAGCTTTACAGTAATGTCGGACTAACTACAAAAGTCGATATTACCAGCGCCGGATCTGGCACTCACACTCTGAGACTTTGCGGCGGCAGGCCTCGATGTTTCGTTAACTTTGCCTCTCAGATCATCGGAGATGGCGCAACTCAACCGCTTCGCTTCGATATCGGTCACGCATCCGGTGGCAACAGCAACGGGATCTAATGACTGAGGAGTACACCGCTAGAGAACTCGGAATCTTTCGGCAGCAGCTAGTCCGACACCGCAGCTTAGCGGCGTCGATCGCCCGTCAAGAAGAGATCGACAGCACATCGCCCCCACTGCGATATGTTAGCTACGATGCCGATCGCGGTGCGAGAGCTTCGATGGATGGCGGCATGGTGTACGTGCCAACAATTACCAACGGAGCGATCGCGTTGGGGTCAAGTGTGATCAGTACGGGCGGAGTATTGGACGGCGCTCCCAGAGTGGTGAGAGAAGAACGGAGGACACAAGAGCGCGTGAGTTCAACCGTTGCTTATCTGTTAGAAGCACTGCAAGAGTCGTTTGGTGGCACAAGTACGCCAGTGACGACGATGCCGCAGACGATCTTATATCTGCGAATCAACAACCGAACGATCGAACTGCTGAATATTGACAGCCGATTGAATACGCGAATCCCGATATTTTTCTCAATTGTCGATCATCCTCGTCGCGCCGTAATTGTGCAAGTGACGACCGCTGCCATAGTGCCTTTAGGACTAGGAAGCGACGAGACAACCACTACAACACCCGTTCGCCTGCATACGTGGATTTTCAATGCGAGTAACGGGCAGCCGATTGCCTCGCATACTCAGTTTTTAGGAAACCTCACGGAAAACAGAACATGGCCGTTTGGCGATTACTCAAACATAAATCGCGAGGCGGGCAATGCAATCGTATTAGGGCTGTTTCCCAATGCGATCGAGTACCCTCCCGCTCTTGCCGCTTGGAGTCAACACCTGATCACAAGTTCGCTTATAACCTTCGGCACTTTAACGGCTCATGAGGCTGTACAGCCGCAGAGTTGGGCGCGGGCAAATATGGCGGGCTTCTATCCGTTTATCAATCCTGTGGGAGTATCAAACCAACTGACGCGACTACGGGTTATATATCAAGGCGCAGGTTATCAGCCGGCGTTATCGGGTCTGTTTGGCGGGTCAAGCTTGTCAATCGAAACTGCACCTGTTGCCAACGTCGAAACGGTAGTGAGTCAGCCCAATACGATCTTTCGACAGCGCAAGCAACTGACTCAGCGCACAGATGTAATTGCAGATCATCCAATTTTTGGTGTTTGGGGTTTCACGCTCGAAACCTACCTCAGCAACTTGTTCTATCCGTTTAATACTTTCAACGCGCCGGGAACGATCGGGCAACTGCTAACAGCTACCCCAACCGATCAAATTCAGTCTGCACGGACAGATATGATTTTTGCCAACGTCGCCTTGCCGGGTGGCGTGGACTTTATTGAAAGGCGATCGCCCTATCGATATTTTCGCTTGCTCAATGCTTTGGGAGTGCCGTAAATGCCCGACGAAAACAGCGCCAAAAACCTCGGAAGAAGACGCCAACAGCAGCAGCGAGATCGCCATCTTGCCAAGGCTACCGCAATCGATCGGCGTCCTCTGAGTGGCGAGTGTGTGGGCTACGATGCTGATGCTGCTGCCTACCTAATCAAGATTCCAGGTGGGGGAGTGATTCGAGCAGCAAGCTTATCGAACGGCGCAATCGCGAGGGGCGATCGGGTTCGGGTGAACACGGCTAGGGGCAGCAGTCAGGCAACAGTTGACGGGATGCCACGTTAGGCGCGATCGGGGCATTCGTCGCCATCATTCCAGCCATAGGGATGAATGCCGCAGATTAGGCGATTGCCATTGTAAATCTCGCCGTGATAGTTCTGGCATCCTTGGCAGGCTTTGGGGCGATCGGATGCAACAACACTTAGGCCGAACTCGGACGCGAGAAACGAATGAACTTCGTCGATGTCGGCAGGGCTGAGAGCATCGGCGGGATTAAAGCAGCGACAATTGGCTGAAAAAGTAGCAACCTCAGAGGCGTGAAAAATCGTATCAACAAAGCAAGAGTCCAACTGCGGGGTTCGCGTCTGTGGCGTAACGGTGAAGCGACAGACTCGCGGCTCAACTTCCCATGCAAACGATCCTCGATCGGGAGTTAGGCGAATCTCTGTGCGAGCCAAATCATTTACTTCAAACCGTTGGGACGAGAGCTGACACGCAATCTCCAATCCCTCTACTATCAAGCCTCGCGGCGTGAAGCAAGAGCCATTCGGGGTATAGATCGTCAATTCAATATGATCATAGGGGCTGACATAGCCAGCAGACACATCAACATCGAGAACTTCACTACTAACAATAAAAGTTGAAAAATAAAAGTTGATCACTCGATCGCCACATCGCACACTCGCCCGTCTTTCACGCCGCCAAATTTCCCAGTGTTGCGGCTGAAAATCAACAGCAAGAGGCATTGGTGGCGCAACTACAACCGTTGCAGCAGGATCGATCGACGCCACAATCTCTCGGTGTCGCAATTCGGCTTGCTCCCATGTGGAGTCTAGCCACATATCCCCATCATTATCACCACCAAAAATCATTGTTTCAAACAATAGAGGCGCGGCGTCCGACTCATCCGAAAATTGACGATCAACGCCAAAAAAAGCGGTCGATACTTCAATATCGCCAACCTGAGTTTTTGCAACCGTGTAAACGCCCCAATCATTAGTAGGGCACGGAATGGGTGTGCGACCATCCAGAATGTAGTGAAGCGCTCTTGTTGTATTGCGACCCGAAACAGCCATAAGTCAACCTCGATTTGCTTCAGTGTAGCGAGGGGGAATTCTGTCAGCAAGAATTCTGAGGCAACATGGTCACCCCAACCCTAAACACGGCTTGCCCGATCGATCGCCTCAGCAATGTCGATCTGTTGTGGGTGCAGCAGCAACTCCTAAGAGGGGGCTACCTCGATCGCCCTACCGATGCAGACGGCTTGATCGGCAACCGTACTCGTACCGCTTTTGCTAATTTCAAGCGTGACGCCTCTTTGTCCGATCCTGGGCTAATTGGCGGCACGTCGATCACACTATTGCAGCAGCTTGACGCGCCTCACAAGGTCAGTGAGCAGCAGCAGGTGTTGACAGCTAAAGCCAATCCAATTGCGGGCACTCGATCGGGCAAGCGGGCGATTCTCCCAGTAGTCGGCGAAATTTATGAGAACGAGTGGATCGCTGATGGCGCTTACCTGACCTGGGGTGAGATGCTGCGCGGCTTTACTCGAATGCCGATCGGGTCTGCAACTTTTGGCAGCGAAGAGCGGCTTGTAAAAAACATGCTGGCACTCGCTGCGGCGTACCGGACGATCCGGCAGAAGTTCGGCAGTCCGATCGCGATTAACTCTGCCTACAGGCCATACACCTTAGACATTGGGGCATCTCGATCGCAGCACAAATATGGTCGCGCTTTGGATTTGCGCCCGCTAAATGGCGATTTTAAGCGCTTGCTGGAGGTTGTCAAAAGCACCTCAGCCATTAAAGGGATCGGGCTAGCTCAGCCAAGTTTCTTGCACATCGATATCAGACCAGAAAAGAAGCGGGTGATTTTTCGATATGCGTAAAATGACTCTGCTTTGGCAGGACGGCGATCGCGTCCGCAACACCAATACCGACCAACTCGCAACGGTGCGGCTAGAGCTGGGGTCATCGCCTGTGTTGGCAGTTGATCAGGGTGGCGTAGTGTCGGGACGGCAGGAAATCTTGCAGTCGATGGGGTGGCAAAGGGTATGAACTGGCGCAAGGGCGATCACCTAAAAAACTCGCGAACGGGTGACAGAGGGACGATCGCGCGGATCAACGGGCAGAGTGTCCATGTTCACCATCGAGATGCACCGGGAATCTCTGTCGGGACGCAGGAACGATTAGAGCAGGCAGGGTGGGAGTTGGCAGAAGAATGACACTGACAGCAACCCTGGAAAAGTTTAAAATAGTAGAAATGGCGAAAGCTGCGGTGCTGGAAACACCACAACTTTCTAAGCAAGCCACTTGTCAACACCAAGGGACTAGCCTAATGAATACTTTATCGGATTGCGGCAGAGCAGTAGATCTGTCTGGTCAGGTTTTTGGATTGTGGACGGTTCTGCATCGCGATCCAAACCAGATCGCCCAAAGGGGCAAGCCTGCAAAATGGATTTGCCGTTGCGAGTGCGGCAGGGAAAAATCGGTTTTCGGATCTTCACTTAGATCCGGTGATTCGCGATCGTGCGGATGCCTGCTGACAGCATTTAACAAAAGACAGACACAGGAACGGCGATCGGACTTGTCAGGTCAAAGGTTTGGACGCTATACCGTTCTGCGGCATGACACTGAGACAGTCAAGAATGGCGGGCGGATGCCCAATTACATTTGCCAATGCGATTGCGGTTCTCCAGTGCGATCGGTGTCACGACAGGCACTTGTAAAGGGCGATGCAAAGTCTTGTGGATGCCTGCACAAAGAAATCGTGTCCAATGCGGCTCATGACCTAACTGGGCAGGTGTTTGGTCGCTTGACTGTTATCGATCGGGCGGATGTTGCCAAGCGGCGGAGAGGACAGGGCGCAAAGTGGAATTGCCAGTGCGAGTGTGGAAAAACCAAAACCGTTAGCGCTGCTGCACTGAAATCAGGTGCAACCGTATCTTGTGGGTGTTTTCACAAAGAATTGGTTACCAAACATGGAAAGTCTCACGAACGTATCTATTCAACCTGGAAGGGCATGACAGCGAGATGTCAAAACCCCAAAAACCCTGCATACAAAAACTATGGAGGGAGGGGAATAGGCGTTTGCACAGAGTGGCAAGACTTTGAAGTATTTCGAGAATGGGCACTTCAAAACGGCTATCAAGATGATTTGACGATCGAGCGAAAAAATGTCAACGGGAATTATTGCCCTGAGAATTGCTGCTTCATTCCCAAAGCTGATCAACCTAAAAATCAACGCAAGCCTAATCGCCCTCAATCCCGAAGAAATGCTTTCAAGATCACCGCATGGGGCGAAACAAAAACGGGTGCAGAGTGGTTACAAGATCCTCGATGCAAAGCTTCTTCGGTGGAAGCGCTAAAAATGCGAATTTTCCGCAAAATACCACCTGAAAAAGCAATTTCAACACCACCTCGCAATAAGCAAGGAGTCTCTGCGTGAACATACAGCAAAACCGTCAGAATACAGCAGGCTTCAGTTTGATTGAACTGCTAGTCGTTATAGTTGTGATCGGCATCCTTTCAGCGATCGCGCTGCCATCTTTTCTCAATCAAGCTGCTAAAGCGAAGCAGACATCTGCAAAATTGACAGTCGGAAGCGTCAATCGAGCGCAGCAAGCCTATCGCGTCGAGAAACCTACTTTTGCAGGCACTTGGACTGACCTAGAGATCGGCATTCCAGAGCGGGATCAGGATTACACATACACACTTGGAACCAGCAGCGAAACCACCACAACGATCGCGGCTGAATCCGAAGCACCTGAACTGCGCGACTACTCAGGTGGCGTCGTAGTGATGCAAGACAGCGGGCAAACGTCCGTAGCTGCCTGTCAGACCACAAAAACAGGTGGAAGCGTGATTCTGCCGACGCTCGATCGATCGATTGGTGCAGGATGTGAGGGCGATGATGTGGAGATCATGAGATAGAAGCAATGGCTAATTTTTCGCCTCAGCAGGACATCCGATCGAAGTCTCCCGGCAACCGCTGTTTGTTCTGTCGATCGCGTGTATGCGTCTCGCCTGGTTCGTATTGCGAAGATTGGTCAGCGTATAGGCTGAACGGATTAGACGTGGGGATGGTACACGATCGCTGTTTGTATGGCGGCGACACAACAACAAAGTGAGGTAAATAGCATGGTTTGGTGGGTACAAACTTTAGAAATTGCGAACAACGAAGGCACTGGTTCAGGCAAATATCGCAAAGTTGCAACTTCTGACGAAGGAGGTGGAATACATGGCTTATGCAGTCATCAGCACGACACGATCGAAGAAGCCGAAACCTGCCAAGAAGCGATTGACAACGAAGGGCCAATTGTAGGAGTTCCGCACATGAATAAAATCGAAAAGCGTGAGCATGTTTTTGATGCAGCAACCTATCAAATGCTGACTGAAGCAGTTAAGCGCGAAGATATGGCAGAAATCAGGCGTTTGGTTGGAATTGACGAGAAGACGGAGTAACCATGCTGAAAATCATCGCGATCGCTGCCACTGAAAGACTGCTCCACAATGCAGGAGATTTCGCACTGCAAAACAGCTTCTTGGCTAACAATAAGCGCCAAAGTTGGGCGATCGCATTTCTGCATAGCCTGATCTACTCCATCCCGTTTGTGCTGTTCTATTTGTGGAATCCTTGGAACCCGCTAGAGTGGGCGGATGTGTGGAAAGAAGTGGTAATTGTTGGGACTCACACTGTAATCGATCGCCTGAATCTCGGCGCGTTCTGGGTGCGTCTTTACAATCAAGATTGGGAAGATTGGCGCATCTCTAAACCGTCCGCACCGTTCTGGGTTGCAATTGCGATCGACCAGTGGCAGCACCAAGTTTGCAACCTCGTAACTCTTTGTTGGGGGGAGGATTGGAGTCAGTTGTTCAAGTTATTAGCATAGGAGTCGATCGCTATGAACAAGGTTCATGAAACCGCAGCTCGTGTTTGGTTTCAGTGTCCTGGATGCAAATGCGCTCACGCGATCGCTAAAGGCGTTTGGGGTTGGAATGGCAGTCTTGAAAATCCGACTTTTACGCCTTCTGTTCTTACAGGGCATCCGAATGAAAAAGGTGAGCAATTTGCAGTCAATCGCTGCCATTCTTTCGTGACAGATGGCAAAATCCAATTTTTAGGCGACTGTTGGCACGAGCTAAAAGATCAAACGATTGCACTTCCCGACTGGCACAGCTTTTCCCAACAGGAAGATAATCTTTAGGAGGCGATCGCCATGCCAGATACACCCCTTGAACGCCTTGCAGAATTAGAAGCCGCTGTAGCAAAACTAGAGGTAAGCGATCGCCTGCAAGTGAAGCAAATTCGGCTGATCCAAAAACTCAACTCTGCCCTGTTTGGGTGCTTGGCGATCGGGCTTTTGCTCAGCCAGCAAACCATCCAAAGCCCTGAGAATCGACAGATGTTGGAACGCATTGCGATCGGCGTAATAGCAGCAGGTGCGTCTGGTTTAGGCTTAAGTGGGTTTCTGGAAACGAAAGAACAAAGTAGCGAGGGCAGTAGTGACTAGATTTTATATAGACCTGGAATTCATCGAGCGTGGCCACAAACACCCGATAGAACTTATCAGTATTGGAATCGTGAGCGAAGACGGCAGGGAGTTCTATGCCGTTTCTACCGAGTTCAACCCACGCCATGCTAGTCAGTGGGTGAAAGACAATGTGATCGCCTGCCTGCCGCCTAAAATGCGCAACCCGATGGAGATGACGCCTCGTGAACGGGAAGAAGCGAGAGCATGGAAAAGCCGATCGCAAATTAGAGACGGCATCGCAAGATTTGTAGGCTACGAACGCTACACCGCGCAATGGATTCGATCGGGATGGATAGGACAATGGGATCGATTTATTGGCAGGCAGCAAACAAAGTACATCGCCAATAAAGACAATACTGTTGATTTCCCTGAATTTTATGGCGAATGGAGCGCATACGATCACGTCACCTTTTGTCAAATTTTTGGAACCATGATGGACTTGCCGCAAGGCTTTCCTATGCGTACTAGAGACATCATCCAGACCGCAGAAGACGAACTCGGCATCCCATCCGATCGCCTACCTCCTAGCCTCGAAACAGACGGCAACCACAACGCCTTGCTAGGGGCGCGTACTGTGAAAATGCGCTACGACTGGCTGCAAGAACAAAAAGCCAATCGATATGCCAACAGCAAATAGCAAACAATTGGAGATCGAAAATGAAAATAATTAAATTAGTAGACAGCGCATCAGGATTAAGACTGGCAGACGGATGTGTTTTACCTGACGGGCAAGTAGCGATCGCATGGTGTGGTGAGCATAAAACACATGGAACCTATCCCAGTCTTGAATCTTTTGAAGCAATTCAATTGAAGATTCCAAACCGATTAATTGAAGAATATGAGCCGTCATACCAAGAAATCTGCCTCGGCCTTCACACCTATACTTTTCAACTGGTGCGTGATGATGATGCAACGGGTGTAAGTGGGACAGGTGTGGTTGCTGTTGGTTGTGATTTTCTGCATGCTGGCTGCGTGCTTCAGTGGACAAGTGAAATCAAGTCAACCTTTTGGTATCCAAATCTTGAAACCGTCAAAATCTTGCATGGTCACAATGGCAAAACTCGTATTGTCATAGACACTCAAGATTCTAAATAACGAAATCGATCGCCCCTCATGCCCGCAACCCAGCAACCCAGTGCCCGCGAACTCTTGAGAGCGATCGAGCAAAACGAATTGCGGCTGCACTATCAGCCGATCGTTTCCCTACAGTCCGAAGATTTACCTGTAAGCGGCTACGAGGGGCTGATTAGGTGGCAGCACCCCGATCGAGGCTTGCTATTTCCTGCGGCGTTTCTACCAGGAATTGCCGATTTTCGGGCAAGCGATTTTTTGTGGCAGCAACCGCTTTTTGAGTGGGTATTCCAAGAAGCCTGCGAGAAGGCAAGTGCGATGCAAAACGATCGATATATCGCCCTAAATCTATCGCCCAATCAATTAATAAGTCCTGAGTTTTACCTAAAGATTAAAGAGTCACTTTTAAGGCTGCAAATTGTTGGAAAAATCAAGTTTGAAGTCACGGAAGATGCGGTTGCCACGAGAGATCTAGCCATCCTTCAGCAGGCGCTTATGCCTCTCTCAGAATGGGCAGAATTGGGCATTGATGACTTTGGCACTCAACATTCTTCAATGCTACGGCTAAGCAGCTTGCAAGGCATTATTAGCTTTTTGAAAATCGATCGCTTCTTTATGCCGACTGATCAAAAGGATGAAGGGGCGATCGCGATTTACGAATGCTTCGTCAAGCTGGCGAAAGTCTTCAGCCTAAAAACGGTTGCTGAGGGGATTGAGAATGATATTCAGCTCCAACTCTGCAAGTCGATCGGGGTTGATTACGCGCAGGGCTTTTACTTCAGTCGCGCTAAGGCTTGGGAGGATCTGGAGACGGTTGGATAGAATGCGAGGGAGCTTTGCAGGGACGATATGAATAGCGAAAATTTAAGCGTTTGGCACGTTCAACTGAAGCGACTATCTGATAAGCATAAAAAGCCGGACGGCAGCTTTCATGTAATTAACGGCAGTGAGTTGCTAACAGCGCCAAACATGGAAGCAGCGATCGCGCGTGTCAAAGAGAAATATCCAGAATCAGAATTGCTGACTATTAGCCATCGCGGAATGTTAACAATGTGAGTACCATGCAAGATCACGATCCGCTCAACTGCCAAACTCAACCGCGCTTGCCCTATATCGCAGACACTCAGGACGCCGATCGACGCTTGGCGGCAGGAGAGAATCAAACCTTCTGCCAAACCTGCGAACGGTATCGCTGGGCGGATGAGCAGTGCGATCGATTTGTCGAAGGCGCTGATCCTTGGGTTGAGGATGACGAAGAAATCAGCGAAACTCTAGCGGCTTGATTGCGTCAGAATACAGACGTACCTTGCCATTTGCGCGGTTAACATATAGGGAACTTCTGTTTGGTGCCGATCGTGCCAACCTTTTATGAGCGACTTTTCGGAACCAAGCCTGCCACCCGATCAGACGATCCCTTCAAACGTCGCCCTGTGGTGCGAGATCAGGCCGATCGCGGGCTTGTCGATCATTGGGAAGGTATATCGCCCCGTGGACTTGCCACGCGACACCTCTTGGTCTGCCGACACTTCAGAGCCAACATCACTTCTGGCAGTGGACGCAATGGCGATCGAAGAACTCCTTTCAGAGCCGACGCCAGAGTAACCCACGAATTCTTTCTGTACTTCACAGAACCTCCTGGCAGAGAAAAGCACTTAGTTTGGAGAGCGCAACTCGATTTAGGGTTCGACCTGTGGAACACCGCTCGTGATGACTACTCTATTGCCATGACTCGGTATAACAACATGGGCAAGAATGACGATAGCTATGTGGGCGAAGGCGCAAGAGTGCGCGATCGCCTCATGAAAGAAATGAGCAAACATCGTCAAGCACTGGCAAACACGGAGAAGCAGATTGATCAGTGTGCTAGGCGGGCTTGTGACGCGATCGCGCTGGCACTGGAAACCGCAAGCTATTGGAAAAGCTACAGCCCTGCTGAAATGGATTTTTGGACGGATGTGGCAGGCTTTGCAATCTTACAGTGTGAGCATTTGCGCGATCGAGTAGGGAAGAGAGATCAGGTGAGCGGGGTACTGCTCGATGGGCAATGGCCGCCGAAGAAATAGGAGACACTATGCCGTCAAAACTCGTTTATTGTGAACGACCTAAAAACAAAATACTGCAACTGTTATAACTGATATAAAACAAATGCCGTCTTCCGACTTGAAGCAATCCGAATCCCCAAAAATGCCCGCTATCACTTACTCGATTAAAGGCATTAAAAAGCACTACACGGAACTTCCAAACTTTGAAAGAAGGAGGAGCAAGGTTGAACCAGTTAAAATCAAAACTTTTCAACATAGGGATTGTACTTGCGCTGACTCGCATTGCCAACAGGAGTAGTCAAATCATACCCAAAGTTAGCGCGATCGAGCTTCAGAAGCAGAGTCCTTAGCGCACCAGTGGCAGCTATGCGCTTGTATCTGGGCTTCGGTGGGGATTCTTGCCTGTACTGCGGTTTTGGTGATGGTTGTGAGGGGTTAGATGGGGGCATTGTGCTCATCTTGCAACTCTTTAATGAAACTCTGAAAAGTTTTGCCCCGTTTTACCAGAGTGACTTCCTGCGGCTTGGCGTAAGTAGATGACTCAACTGTGTAATCAAGACTGCATTCAATAATATGTTTAGGAACCAACTGCAAATAGTAACCAATGTCTAAATCTTTCGCACTCCATCCGCACACAATATAAAGCTCATCTTGATAAAGCACTTCGTCGTCAAAGGTAATGATCAAATCAGTCCCGTCTGAAAAATCAGGATCATTCATGAGAAGTGTTTCAAATTCGGTTGAACCAGAATAATCGTCCTAAAACAAGGCAAGCTGCCCTTCAGCAACAGACTTCGATCGCTTGCGTCGGCCCTGAGGTGGGGTAGAGGGCCGGGAAGTGGAGCGATCGCAGCTTAGGGCGAAGATTTCGGCTTCGATCGGGTCGTACCATGCGGGCGGCTCTCCATCCTCACCATTCACCCCGGCATACACCCCAAAAAGGTCAGATCTCATGCCGCTGATAAGCTTTGCCGCTTGGTCAGGATCGCCAGAAACCTCGATCGCATTTAGCAACATCCTCTGCCAAATAATGCCGCCTTGCCGCTGATACTGAAGAAACTTGTCAGCATCCATTGGCACATTTTTGTGACACTGCCTGCACAGCGACACCAGGTTTGACAGGTCATCTGCTCCACCTTGTTCTATCCAGTGGATGTGATGCGCCTCAATATGGTCATAGACAAAACCGCAGCACTGACAGATATTTCGATCGCGCTTTTTCACTTGATTCGGCAAGGTGTAGCTGCGCTTCGATCGTTCTTCTTTGGGTGCAATTGAGAGCTTCTTTGACATAGATGGTGCTACTTGCGACACTAAGAGCAATCACTGAAACCCTTGATATGCCTTATTTTAGCCTAATTAATTGGCCTAAAGGCAATATAATTTAGCTAAAAATTATCGGTGGTGATCATGCGTGTTGCACGATACGCAAGAGTTTCTAGAAAAGAGCAATCACGCGACTCCTCAGCCCTAGAGCGGCAACTGTTTCGGCTCGATCGGCAGGTGCGAAGCTTCGGCATCGAACCAGACAATAACCTACTGTTTGTTGATGTCCAGAGCGGGCGCAAAGACGATCGTCCCGACTTTGAGAAGCTGTTGGCGCTGTTCAGCCCACGCCAAATTGATCGCTTGGTGATTGACCGTTGCGATCGAATTACGCGCCATGCAGAAATGAATGCACGGCTTGCCAAGATGTTTGAACAGTCTGGGATCGAACTGTGGGAAATCCTCAAAGGTCGCGCCGTAGACTTTGCCAACCCGACAGAATGGGAGCAATTCATGATTGCGGGTGTCCAGTCAGAAGGCGAAGTCAGAATGCTCTCGAAGCGAATTCGAGACGGCTTTGAGTATTTTCGCCATCAGCAAAAAGCAAATCCGGGCGCACCGTGGGGATACTTGCGGCAAGACGAGCGGTATCGATTGGATTTGAGCATCCCAGCAGCTAGAGCGATCGAGATCATTCGTTCCTGCGGTGGAAACATGGCAGAAGCGTGTCGCCAGATCGATACAGAACTAGGCAAGCGCTGGACACCTGCTGGCTTGGGGCGATGGGTCATGAGTCCGGTACTGTGCGGTCATACGCCATACCAGAACATCAGCAGCAAAAACTATGGGGAATGGGGGCGCATTGCCTACAACACCCACCCAGACGATCGCCTGCTGACTGACGCAGATCAAGACGGGATTCGGCACATGATGGGCAGCACTAAGGCTGCATACCGGACGGGAAGCAATCAGCAGCGGTTTGTCTATGCTCTTTCGTCTCTGCTGGTCTGTGGGCGCTGTGGCTATCGAATGGGCATCTCCCGCAGTCACAGTGTCAAGCAGGACAAATATTATCATTACGCTTATTGCCGCAGCCGCAGTCGCAAAATTGCCAGCCTTCCCTGCTACAACGCACCTGGAAAGGGAGTATCGATCGACCTCATTGAGCAGGCAGTGATTTTGGCGTTATGCCAGCGATCGGCAGAAATTGCAGAAGCAGCAGCAGTCGACTTAGATGCAGAAGAAGCTGCGCCCAATCCACAAGTATTAAAGCTTTTGCGGCAGATACAGCAGATCGAGGCAATGATCGGTGAAATGGGAGATGAGGACGGATTGTTAAACCAAAAACTTGTCAGGCTTAAGGCTCAAGCGCAAGCACTAAACAACCAAAATGGAAGTATAGATTTAGGGGTCAGAACTCTGTTCGCGAGTGTAGGAACTGACCCCGGATTCTGGACTGACTTAAATGCCAGAGACAGGCAGCAGCTTTTTAGGCGCTTCATTAACAAGGTTGTGATTATCGATGGGGTGATCCAATCGATCGATATGAGGGTTTAACACGCCTTCAATTCATCAATGATCGCTTTCAGTCTGTCGTCTTCTGGGTACTGGTTTTCTACGTGCTTCTTGAGCTTGTCGAGTAAATGCAATCGCTCTGGGTAGCACGTACCATGCTGCTGATAATTGCTGGCAGTGCGCAGAAAAATTTGTGCCGCAGATTCTGTTTGTTTAGCCATTTCAATCAATCTCCTTATAAATTTGCAAACTAAACTCGATCGCCCTCTACAAACTCAAATCGATTTACGCCCTTCACTAGCGACACGCCCAAAAAATAGTCAAGGCTAACATTTGTTGTGAATGGAACGAGGCTCAAGCTGTTAAACAATTTGTACTCAACTCGCCCATCATCAACCGAGAGAATTCTGTACTTCTTCCCCTGCCAGTGCTGCCAGATGTCGCCAGGCTGCGGGGTGGGTCTATCCTGCATTGCGATCGCCCTTCGTAGAGAAAAGAATTCCGTAGCTGGCTAGCATTTTCTTTTCGATAACCCGATAAATGACGCCGCTAGACTCGTACTCGACATAAGTTGCGAAAGTGTTTGAGAAAATTCGAGCGGCAAAAAATTCACTGTGCGGCTCTTGCCATACCGGATTAGAAACACGCGACCACGGATACTGTTCTGGTAGTCTGCAAATCAAAGCCAGTCGTTCTTGCATTAATCTTTCACCCACTTCAATTGCCCTCCTTCCCTAAAATCCCTTCGATATATCCTGCAAAATTCTCGAACCTCGATCGCACTTCAGGCGGCAGATCGAAAGTAGTAAGCGCGTTGTCCAGATCCGAGCGCATCAACTCAAGCATTTGACGAAACATTGGGTGCGTTGCCCAATCTTCAGGAATGTTGGCCATTTAATCGATCTCCCCATCTCTTTCATGTGTCAGAGCAAAATTGATCGCCCTTTTGATCGCCCCGTCGCTCGTCTCTTGCGCTGCTAGATACTTGAGCTTGTTTTGCATTTCTGGCGAGATAACGACAAGGCTAGCCTTGCTGCCATTAACCACAAATTTTGAGAGCCAGCAAACTAGCTGGACTAGATCGGATTCGTTGAAGCCCATGATCAACCGCCCTCCAATGCGTCTGCCAATGCGGCAATTAACTCTCGGTTTTGCTGCTTCAACTGCCTTACTTCTCCCTCCAAAAGCCCGATCGATTGCGCCAGTCCTGTAATCTCCTCACGAGCGTCACGCAGCGCCATCGCTTGAGTCTGGATAGTGCGCTGGCAGCAGCCAACCCGCTCACGTTCAGCCGATAGGTATGCCATCAATTCGAGAACCTTCGATCGCGCTTGTTCGGCTGAGAATTGATGAACATTAGCCACTTGATAGAAGGCGAGATGCGGTGGCATAGGTTCGTAGTCCAAATAATCTGAACCGCTCATTTAGCTTGCTCCTTTTCGTAATGTGGGCAACTTCTGCGGCTGCTCGATTGCCCTTGCAGGCTTCACTTGCTCCGCTCGAAGCTCTGCCATCAATTCGCGGCAAACGATGCGGGAAGCGTTGATCGCGTCGGCAGTTTGTGACATCAAAAAAGCGTGATGCGTCGAAATCAGGTAGTAGTTTTCGTGTGGTTTGAAATCTTCAGGCATTGGGTTATCTCCTACTTAAAAAAGCGCTGTTTGCGCGATCGCCGCTTCTCGGTCTGGTGAAGGGCGATCGCCTCTGTGAAGTTCGCCACCTTTGCGAGGTTTCCGTCGGAAAGACGGGCCAGCACTTTGAGAATCCGCGTCAGCAGATATTGCCGATGGGTCTGTGATGGGTTCGCCGTTTCGGATTCGCTCAAGGACGGAAGCATATGCACCTCGCTGGTTTAGCTCGATGTGGGTTAGTGGAACTTCGATGCCTTCACTGCACAGAGGGAAAGGGAAGTGAGGACTAGTGACGATGGCGCGATCGCCTGCAATCGAGAGAACAACGATCGGCCAGTCACCCCAGATTTGAAGCTTGCGCCATTGCTGCCCATCAGGTGGGAGATGCCAAGGATTAGCGCTGGCACTGCGGAGACGAGCGCGATCGGACAGGGTGACGGTGGGGTCGGAGTATTGGTAGACGGTGACGCGATCGCCGGGGTGTAGCTGTGTCATGAAACAACCTCCAAAGTGACTGCGATTGGTCTACTTTTCAGTCGAATCAACGCTTTTTCAATATCGGGAAAATACGATCGCAACATCCGGAAATCTGCTTCTGTTTGCGTTCCCACTCGACATTCGGAATCATCAAGAGAAATCAAATGGCCGAATGATCGAAAAGCGCAAAACGCCAAACGGTTTTCAATGCACTTAAGCACCTTGTCCCATTCGGGATTGGTCGAATAATATTCAAGTCCTTTCAGGTCAAAAGTAGTTGCCGTTTTAACTGTTTCATCGATTGAACGCATCCAGGATTCAATCATGAAAATTGACAAATCCCCATGATCTTCTGAATCGAGAAATAATGGATATTTTTTGAAAATTGAACGGAGTCCGCTCACACCTTGCGATTCAAAAAACATCTGAAAAATAGATTCCACATAGGCATATCGAATTTGCATCGAGGTAGAATCCATTGTCAAGTAGCACAAAAGTGTGTCGTCTAGTTCAAACCACTCTCCGTTAGTTCGGCAATCTTGAAGCTTTGCATGAAGCATCTTTTCTGCGATGCTCATAAAATTCGATCTGCGAACGCAAAGCAAACGAGTTTCAAACGGCATTTTGGGAGAAATTTGCAAAATACGCTTGTCTGGATGAATGCTTTTGCCAATTTTGTAAAACTGAGAGCCAACAGCTTCAATCAAATAAATAAAACCAGGCTCTACAGGGACAAAACCGTTTCGCTTTTTATGTTCGTCAAGAAATTTTTGAGAAAAGTAATAATGGTTTTCTTTAATTTCTTGCCAGGTTGGAACGGAAGCAGAATGCAAATTCATGATGTTGTCCTCTTGTTTGGTTGACATTCTCGAATCAATTATTCAATTGCCTGCTGTTTACTCAATCGATGCAGACGATCGATCGGCTGTATCTGCGTGTGACGCTTGCCATTTGCAAGCCATTCCACACACGCACGTCCGTCTGGATAAAAGGTGGTAATTTCGCCGTGCGTTTGCTCACCCGTCACGCCAACGTGATCGCCAATTTGGAAATGTTCATGGCGAACAGTACAGGCACTTTGGGAAAGTACAGGGTCAAATTCAGAAGTACACTTTTTGCTGTCGCCTGAAAGCCGCTCTGGGCTTACGGGTACAGGATGTACAGGATGTACAGGGTTCTCTGGGAGATTTCTATTTATATTTATGATTTCTTGCTTGTCTTGCCTCTGATCGAGCAAAACAACCTCAAAATCACAACTTTTTTCTACAGAGTCAAAAGACCCTGTACTTCCTGTACTTCGTGTACTCTCTTGCTGTGCAAGGGTTTCAGGCGACGGTGAAAAGTGTACTTCTGAATTTGACCCTGTACTTTGTGTACTGTTCACGGTGATACCGTTTTGATTGTTGGCGTGAACGAATGCCGCCAAGCCTCCTTCTACGCAGTCAGCTTTTATACATCTCACCATGCCTTCTTCTGTTGACTCAAACACTGTTGCAAGAGGCTTCAAGCCAATCCAATGAGCAGGAACCCAAGGGCGATCGGGATGATGAGCAACTACAGCGCGTCTGCGAGGCTGAAATTGCGATGGCAAAATTGTTTTGAGATGAGACACAAAGCGGCTCATGCTCATGCGCTGATAGCCATGCACCAAGCAAAATGCTTCGTACCAGGTGTGCAGCATGTGATTTTGAATCGGAGCGCTTGTTTCTGACGGAGCAGATGGCCTCAAGCACAAGTCAACGAAATAACGAACCGGATCGCCGCTGATGCTGGCGTCAGCCATCGCAGTTTCAATGCGCTCATACATGCCAAGACTGGCAAGAACTCGATCGCGCCGCTCACGAGACATTGACAGCGCCCACGAAACAATTTCGCCTTTAACCGCTGAAAGTTCGTCTGATAAGCGCGGATTGATTGCACCCGATCGCGGCTTGGTTGGCAGCAAAATGACACGCCGATCCCATCCGTCGCCAGAGTTCTCAATCTGCAAGTGATCAACCGAGGCGACAATAAAACGGGTGTACCACTGTGCCTGGTAAGCATTCGGTGAATACAACGCCCTGCCTGACATCGGGCCGTTATCCACAAGCTCATAAAAAGCTTTTAAGCCTTTCATGAAGCCGCCAACATCAGGCAGAGCGCAGACACGCACTCCAGTTAGGTGATGATGTCTACCTTCAGCCGTTTCAAGCTCAGAAAATGAGTTGATCGATCGGGTGTTTTCAGTCCCGAACATTTCGAGCCACAATCTCAGCATCGTTCCTTTGCCGCTGCCAGATTGACCTAGCAGGTGAATGAAACGACCATAATGGGCGGTCGGATCAAGCAGCATTGAGGTTACAGCCTGAATAACCTCTAGCAAGTCCTCACCAAACGCTGAGGCAACAAACGATCGGAATACCTCTGGACACTGTGCGCCCTTAACGTAGGAAGTGGTAATGGCACTAGTCAAAAAATGCGCCCGATCGTGTGGCTGCAATTCTCCCGTTCTTGCGTCTACCACACCATTCTGAAAACACATCAAGTGGTTGTTGTAGGGCAAGTCTGACGTGTGATCGAGCAGGCTACGGCTGAAATTGAACGCCGATTTCATCGAGCCATCTTTGGCAAATGGGTAAGTAACCTCACGAGCCAAGCCTTTCGCATCGCGCCGCACTTTGTAGGCTTTGCGGCACTGATGTCCAATTAGCTTATAAACCTTGCGATCGTCTTGTCTAACCCAGTAGCCGCGCTGTGTGTAGCAGTAGAACGTATCGTTGACTGTGATGTAATCGCCTCGACCCGCTCCAAAGAGTCGGCAATAGATGTGATTGTCAATCGTGCTGATCGTCACCTCGTCGGCAGGATCAAGCTCAGGTGGCAGCGTCGGCTGATCGTCAACAGCAGCATTAACTTCAGCGCTATCCTTCTGCGCCTCGGTTTTCCGTTCAAGCTCGATCGCCCCTAGAATCTGTTCTGCACTCAGCCTGTAATCTGCCACCCAGTCGGCAATATCAACCCCGCCTTTTTCTGGCAGCTTTGCCCACAATGGCGAGTCAGGATAGGAGTAGATCCACTTTGTTGCGCCTGTCTCTGCTGCAATTTCCCGCATATGTTTGACGCCGGGAAGGTCGCGATCGGGACACAAGACAATCTCTGCACCTTCAAGATCTCGTAGGTAGTTCTGATGTCCGTATCGCTGCCATTTGCCTGCACCGCCGATCGAAGTTGTGGCAGCAATGCCCATTGAGAGCAGCAAATCGGCTTTGCCTTCACCTTCGACAATGACGATCGGGCTTCCCTCAGCTTTGGCGCGTTGGTTGATGGGGTCAAAGATGCGATACAGATGGATGTGTGGATAAGTGCCTGCGGTTAGCGTGTTCTTCCACTCACCGCCAACAAGACTCGACTGAAAGACACTCTTCTTGCCGCCGCCGTCATCACTGCGGGTGACTTTGACAACTGGAACTTGATCGCCGCTTTCATTGGGTGCAGTGTAGATATACTCAGTTCTAGAACGCGATCGAACCTCCTTCTTATCGCGATCGGTCGCTTCAAAATACAGGCCCCATGTGCCGCAGTCTGTTGCACCTCGATAAATGAATCCAGCGACCTCAGCATCGCGATCGATGAAGGTGTGACAGCGAACCTTTTTAACTCCTTCCTTCGTGTAATCAACTGCACAATCAAAATCTTTGGTTCTGTCGCAGATTGGACAGGGGCTATTTTTGCCGCTTCGATATCCTTGAGTCATAGTGACGACCGCTCAATTTCAAATGTGTTCTATTGACCCAAAAACAAACGATCAGACGCTCTCGTAAACGCAACATAGAGAAGCTGATTGCGTTCACGAATGTTCTGATTCACCATGCAGTTCGCCACATCTACAAAGGCGTTGGCAAAAGTTGAGCCTTGCGCTTTGTGAATCGTGCAGGAGTAGGCGTAATTCAGGTCAGCAAACAGTTTTTTGAGATCCCAATACTCACGCCAGCGTTTTGCTTCGGCTAGCTCTTTCAGCTTGATTTGAAATTTGCGCTCATCAGACCCATGCAGCACCTCGATTAACTTGTGCCGCCCTTCGTCTGTCTTGATGCCTAAGAACCAAACATTCCAATCGCCCGATCGCCCTTCGTTGACTTCCAGCACTTCGCATTCAGCCGAATTTGCTAGCACGACTGTTTCGCGAATCATGACCGGACTGGATGCCATCAAGCGCTCACCCATCACAAATCGAGGCGCAGACTGACCATAGATTGCGGCGCGAATCTTGGCGTTCAGAGCATTGACTCGTTTGTTGGTGTAAGCCAGCGCTCGAACGTAGTCGGGGTCTTGCTTGTAGCGATCGGATTTGAAAGCTTGAATCAGTACTTGCTCCCACTGACTCAAGCTAGAAACAAAAATGCCGACTGTGCGATCTTCGTTGACATCTGTTTCAAGTTCTGGCAACTTCACATAGTCGATCCGGTTGCGAATCTTTTCTGCCAGCACTCCGATCGAGCCACCGTAGCGAACAACTTCTGTCAGATTTGACTGAGCATAGATCTCAGTGAAGCAAAGCGATTCTCGCTCTCCCACTGGCGGCAACTGTGCCACGTCACCCACAAACAGCAGCTTGGTTTTGCAGTAGAGCAAGGAAACCGCTTCAACCAGCAATGACCAAAGCTCTGCACCTACCATCGAAGCTTCGTCAATCACGATCAAGCTGTAGTTTTCAACCTGATTCTCTGCGTCGTAATCAGGCTTGAAATGCTGTTTTCCTGTCACTTCATCCAGGACTGGCTTTAGCCCTAGCAGCTTGCAACAGGTCATACAGTCAATGCCCAAACCCCAGCGATCGACCATTTTTGCGAGGACTTTGGTCGCCTTGTTTGTAGGCGCAGTAAAGACAATCGATCGACCGTCGCCTTTATCGCGCAACCGCTGCACCATTGCCTGAATCATTGCGGTTTTGCCAGTGCCCGCGAAGCCAGTTAGCAGATACAGTTTTTCGTCGTTACCTAAAAATGCTTCCATCTCTTGCAATGCTTGCCATTGCTGAGCATTGGGAGTTAGACCAGGCAGCACTTCAGGAATGGATCGATCGGGCTTGACGGGCGGTTCTGGCCTGAGGTCGCGCAGCCAAGCCGTTAGCTCTAGATCGGTAGGCAGTTCAATTGAAGCGGCTTGTAGCTGGGTGTTTTGGTACTTGCGCAGCATTGCCAGCGCTTTAATCTGCTGCTGCTTTGTCAGTCTGTCAACTTGGCTTGCGAGTGAATGCCCAAAATCAGCATCGCCCCCTGAAAAACCTTTGCCATCATGAGTGGCGGCGTAATCACAGACAGTTGCTAAATGTTGCAATGCTGCAGCGATTGCCGGATGCACTCTGCTGGTACATATGTCACTTGCTAGAGCGGTGTTCTGCATGGTTCGATCGACCTTGGAAGGTTGTGTTCATGAATAGGCGCGATTTTCCAAGCTCTAGGACAGGCTGCAACCCGTCCTAGAGCGTCCCTAGTCGTTAGAAGGGAATATCGTCATAGTCGGGAGTTCCAGCGCCAACACCAGCAGCAACAGGAGTTGCAGGAGGATTGGCATCTGTAGACAGTCGAAACTTCACAGGACGCTTAGCAGGCTCAACATCATCAATTGCCTTGCGTTCCCGCAGAGTGCAGGTAACAGACCATTTGCCGTCTTTGCGCTGTTTTGCTTCAGAGATGATTAAGAAGGTTGGTACACCCGATCGCAGCAACGGCTGGCCGTAGTCGTGGCGATCTTTAAGCTGAATGTCGGCATTGCCACGACTCCACACTTCCTGCCCATTTGCCAGCTTGAGGACGAAGCGAATGCCGTAAAGCTCGGTGTTGACCGATCGAGCCTCAATCACCTCGAATTCGCCTACTCCCAAGTCCTGCATCTTGCCTGTCTCAACACCCGATCCAGTGCCAGTTGGAACACCTCGAAAATAATCAGAGATGTCTTTGTTGGCGCGAATCTTGGCCTTGATTGCAGCAGGCTTCGGCTCTGTAGAAGCATCCCAAGAGCAACGAACTTGATATTCGATGGCGTTGTCTTCGTCGCCTTCAGGAGCAAACAAGAAGTTGACCGTTGCAGGGTAGAGATCGATTCGACGTTCTTCGCCTGCCTCATCTTTGACAACGGCTTCAACTGGTTTGTCTGAAAAAGCGATCTCACCGATCAGCGCCCCGACTTCAAAACCGCCGTTGGCTTGGCTGACAAGAAATTCATTGTTGCCGACCTTGAGAACTAGACCAGATTCACCCTTGAAAATAGAAGCACCATAAACTTGAGTCACAATGCCTGCGTTGTCAGCTTTGACTAGCAGCACGTTTGACTCATCAAGCTCTTTGCCGATCGGATCGCCTAGCAGTCCGATGAACCCACCCAGAACCTCAGATTCGACAGACGAGAGATCTGCAAATCCGATCGAGTTGTAGCCAGGGACGAGATCTTGAGCCAGCAGCGAAGGAAACATGTCTTTGTTGAAGCTGTAGATAGCCATTGTTAGAACCTTTTTGTGTTTGATGTAGGTGTTGTTTTGGCTGAGTAAACGTTCCCCGTCCTAGCGCTGTGGGATGTGGCGCGAATAAACTAAGCTGCCCCATCATCAGCGGGGCTACCACTCGATCGCCCCGCTGATGATGGGGCAGAGGTGCGATCGCTGGGCGGTGCTGGCGTGGGATGCTATCGCGCAACTTTCGATGCTGATCTAGGCTGTAGACTTTGGCTTGCATAATGTTTTGTGGTGAGAGGATGCGGAGAGCGATCGAGTTAGAAGAAAATCGAGTGAATGATGTAGCCAAACAGCACATATATGATTGGGCGCAGTATGGTGGCCGCCACTGCCTTAAAAGCACCGTTGTCTTCCTTGCTTGGCTCGGCGTCGATGTATTGATAGGTCAAGAAACTGATGATCATCCCCAGTCCGATTGCTTGCCCCAAGCTCAATACAGGTAAGTCGGGAAAGGTGGGCACTACAAACCAAGACCACAGCAGTGTCAATGCCCAGCCGTTGAGCAAGGCCCCAACAGCAAGCAGCACTGAAATAATCCCAACCGAACCAATCACTAAAATCAAAAAGTCCATACTCTTCCCCTTGAGTAAATGTGTCGTGAAGGGCGGCAGAACACCGCCCACAAACTAAAACGGTGTGCCAACTCGATCGACCCTGCGAACGATCGCGCCGGGAATCTGTCGCCAAACCTCGAGGATTGTCTCTAGCGGCGAATCTTTGTGCATGAGGATGTCTGCAACCTGTGCCGTGCGATCGTCTGGATTCGGCCAGAACTCCACACGGAAGGCGATCGGATTGCGGCAAGAGAGGGATTGTAGTGAGGCAAGGTAGGTAGGGGTCATGACTATGCGACTCCCTGCTGCGTCGAGGCTTGGCGATAGCCTTCGCGATACAGCATGTTCCACTGCGGCATTAGGACTTTGGCGGCAAACTTGAGATGAGCTTTGCGCGACCATCCCTGCTGAAAGTGAAGCCGACCCATCGCAAAGTAGTTTTCGCACTCTGCCTGGTAACTGGGGTTGATGCGCTCTGGCAGACCTTCGAGGGTGTATTGCTGCTGAGTTGCGATCGAATCTTGACGACAGTCGTTTAATGCAAGTTCTGTCAGTGCCATAATTAGCTAAAGTTCCTTGGCTAAGTAGTTGGGACTTGTAGGGCGATCGGTGTTTCTTGGCGGGAATTCGATCGCCCTTACAATTACCATTCAACCAAATCTGCTTAGCCTTGTCAAGTTGACGTAGCCAAGTGTTTTGGGTTAAGCTAATTATGTCGAAGCGTGATAGTGAGGAAATTAAAGTGACATCTAAACTTGCGGAATTCAGACGGAGCAAGGGTTTGAGCCAAGATGATTTAGCCAAACGCTCTGGCTTAACCAAAACAACAATCCAAAACTGGGAAAACGGCAGAAACCTTGGGGCGATCGTTCGCGCTTTGAGAGTTTGTGAAGAACTTGATGTGGACATCCGCGAACTGTTCAAAATTGAGGCTGAAGAGTAATGATTGAAGTCAAAAACATTGACCCGTTGGCGCTGCCTTTTGTCCCCTTGCCTGATCACCGCTTGCTGCCTGAGCATCCAAGCATTTACTTTGCGATCGATGCTGCTGGGGTTGTGCAGTACATTGGACAATCGATTAATTTGCGGCAAAGGTGGAGTCAACATCATCGTTTTAATCAGTTGAAGGTCTTAGGCGGCATCCGAATTGCTTACTTATCGTGCGACGTTGACTTGCTTTGGCAAATTGAAGAAGCTTTGATCGCTTATTTTCAGCCTGTGCTGAACGGGCAAGCAGCCCCCATCCAACCGATTGACGGTTTGAGCGGATTGGTTAACACATTGGATGTGTTTTTGGCTAAAAAGGGCGTATTTACCGCTTATAGATTTCACAAAGACACGGGATTGTCTATCCAAACGGCGCGGAAGCTTTTGACCGAAAGGACTGCCTATCCTGAGCAAAAAAGCACTGTGGCGAAAATTTGCAAGACATACGACGCTCAGCCAGGTGAGTTTTTGGCTTACATGCCTGACGAGCAAGCAAATGCTGGATAGACCAAGAGAAACCCAATCGACCACCAGAAGGACGCGATCGCTGTAGTTGGCGTTTGTATAAATTCGATTAGGAGCGATTGCTGTGAAATTCATTGCTTATAAAACGTGGTCGTGGGATACCCAGGAAGAGATAGAACTTTTGTCTTTAGACGATCTTTTGAATTGGTGTCTAAAACAGGAGCCTCACTTTCCAAGTGGCTCGATCGAGGTCATCATTAAGCCGTCTAAACCTGGCGAAGATAGACTGCCAGAACTGGAGATTTACAACGACTACCGCGAGTAAAAAGCTAAGAGGAAAGCGATCGCCGCGTGAACAGGGACAGCGATCGCAGTTTGTGTAAGGTTTGCCAATAGAAGTTTGCATAGTTTCAAGTGGTGATTTTGTGGGCGGCGATCGCCCCTCTTTCCTGAAGCGATCGCCTGGTCTGCTGTTTGTTTCGGCAGCAGATTGTTTACTCCTTGAACCAGATTTCATGCACTTGGGCAGCGAGAAGAAACGCCCAGAGAAAGAGCATTACAGTCCAAGGAATCCAAGTTAAGAGCATCGATCGACCTCCATCACTTCAGGCGGTGAAACAGCACCCGCAACGCCTGCCCGTTCCCAAGCGTGAACCTGTCGATGTGATTCGCCCAATTCCTGCGTTAGCCAGCCCATTGCTTGGCGACATCGCTTCAAAACATCGACATAGGATTGACACTCAGGCGTAATGGTTGAGGTTTCGGCTGAGCGCTCGATCGCAACAACTTGAGTTAGCAAGTCATAGACATCGGCAAGGTTGGTCACCATCTATTTACCTCCCAGAGAAAAGACGTTGCCATAGGCTTTGCTCACGCTTTGAGCAGCAGCGATCGCCGCATGGTGCTGTCCCAACTGAACGCTTAAACTCCTGTTTCTGGTCTGGAGATCGTTATTTTTGGCTTGTAAATCTCTGTTCTCATCCAGCAGATTTCCACAGAGAGATTTGACCGCAGGCTGTAGTTTTGCTGACATCTGCTGACGTAGATCGGGGTTTTGTTCTACTGCGAGTTGGGCGATCGCCTCGCAGATTAGGCGTTGCGCTTCTTCGACAAAATCAGCTTGCATAGCGTTTGTTCTCCTGTTTCAAAGCTCTTAACTCTCTGCGGTAAGCCCAATCGACCACCTGCTGAACACGCGATCGCAGCAGCGGATTGTTAGTAATCATGCTTTCAGGTAGTCCAGCGAAATCAGCAACAGCGGCAACTGTAAAGGGTTGGCGCTTAGCGCGCAGCACAAACAACGCCTGCTCAATCTTTTGTTCGTCAGGTGTTAGTAACGCTTGCCACTGTTCTTTGGTGTAGAAGCGGTAAGTGCCTTGATTCTTGACCGCGATCAAACTGGCGCTGCGAGTGCAGTCAAAAACAGTGCTTTTTACTTCCTCAAACTCTGCACCAAAGCGATCGGTTAATTCTTTTAGATTCAACCCACCGCCTGATAGATCGACTAAGCGCCGTACCTGCTCGGTTTTAGTCAGCAGCTTGAATTCAATAAACTGCAAGCCCTCTGGAGTTGGTGAATAAACGACGCGCCTGGTTCTGGTGCATCGACTACGGGCAAGCCTGCCTTCATTTGCTAGCTGACGAACAACAATATCGAAATTGGGCGGCAGTTCAATGTCTTGCCGCATCGCTTCTTCTTTTAGAGAATCGATCGTTCCCCCGTCAGCCATAGCGATCAATTCCATCACTAGGCTGCGGCATGTCCCCTGTCTGACGGGTTTCTTTTCCTCGCCTTTAACGCGGGGTTCTTGCTTGAAGTCGGGGTCTTGACCTATCCGATCGCAGATCAACAGATAGCAGGAGCGGCACAGATAGCGATCGCTCCAGCTACCGTTTAGCGTGGTTGTTTTGACGATGGCGTGAGCTATGTATAGCTGCTTTTGCTGCCTAAAAGCTAGGCACAAGCAGCAAGGCTCATGCACAACAGTGCTAAGCGGATGGAACGTAGAGCAGTCAAAGCGGCAACGATTCCAAGCGTGGTTTAAGTCTTCAGCAGTTGGCATGATTAAGCTACCTCCTGTACACGGCTACGATCGCGGCAGGGCGTCAAATGCCTCCCCTTGATGTGTTCTCGTCCTTCGCGCAAATCCTCAATCTGGGGCTGTATTCGTTTCAGCGCCCGCACGTATGCGGCATTTGCCCAAGACACACTGCGATTTAGGCGACTAGCGATTTCACGAAATCCCATCGGCTCACCCGTCGCGAGTCCGATCCGCATCCGCACCATTTGCCGCACACAGTCATCAGTGGAGCAATTCACGATCGCCCGCTCAATCCGGTCAATCATCACAGCGCGATCGAAATCGTCCTCAACTGGCAGAGCAGGCCCAGGAATGCCGCCATCCAAGCAATCGATGCTGATCGAACAATCAATTGCTTTTAGGTCGATCGCCCGCTTAACGTGCTTCTCCTGCACCTGCAAGCGTTTTGCGAGGTTCTGCACTGTGACGGGCAAGCCCTGTTCTTGCAGTTGAGGTGCTAACTGCTGGATTTGCCATTGCAGGTAGCGAGTGTCGAAAGGTTGACGGATGGTGTACTGCTGCTTGGCGATCGCCCGTTGCAGCTTTTGGTTTATCCACAACTTGGCGTAGGTAAGCAAGCGAGTGTTTTGGCTGAGATCGAACTTTTCGATCGCACGAATTAGCCCTAACGATCCTTCTTGCATCAAATCATCGAACGACAGATGCTTGCCCTGGGTCTGATAGCGACTGGCGATACGGGCAACAAACTTTTGATTGCATTCGACAAGCAGGGCAACAGCACGACGATCGCCTTTTTGTGCCAGCCTTAGTAAGGCTCTCTCTTCTGATCTGCTCAGCAGTCGATGCCGTAATCGATCGGGTTTCTGTTGTTCTGTAAATTTTGCGTTATAGTTTGGCATTGCAAGTTTTTTCTGCGATTACATGGGGCGGGCTGAGTGCCCGCTTTTTCTTTGGCTAGGAAAACAGCGCCAACTGTTGACAGCGCCTTGCTGCCACTTCGATGTATTGAGGCGACAACTCAACCCCGATCGCTCTGCGGCCTAAATCTGCCGCTGCCCGCAGACTTGCACCTGATCCAGCAAAAGGATCGAATACAACGTCATTGGGGTCGCTGAACAGTTGAATTAACTCGCTATAGAGCGATAGAGGCTTAGCGGTGGGGTGAATGCCGCTGCTGTCGATGTTGTGTCTGTACACGCTTCTCTTGCCGCCGCCATTCCATCGCAGTTTTGCGTCGGTGCGATGCAGCATTGCGATCGCTTCCCATCCTGTACCAGGCCGATCGCCTGTGAATTGGGGTGCGCCATTGGGTTTATCGAAAATGCCAAAGCGGACAAAGCGCAGGTTTTGAGGCGGAGCTTCTTCAAGCAGGTGCATGTATCGCCAGTCGATCGTTGCAATCACCCAGCGTTTTGCTACTCGGCCTATTTCGTCAAAACAGGTCGCAAAATCGCTCTCACTAATTGATGAAAAGTCAATTGCTTTTTTAGCGTCATGTGGTTTTCTGTTCGCCGTTTGCGTTGCACACGATCGAGCGCCTGCATGAGTTTTCTCTGAGTAGGGTGGATCGGTGAGGACTAAATCGACCGATCGATCGTCCATGCCTTTCATTGCGTCTATGCAGTTAGCGTGATAGAGCGTAATGGCGTCAGTCTGGAAGTAAGGGCTAATCTGCGGCATTGGTTTACTGGTAGGTTGATTTTGCTTTTCTTTGGCTAGGCGGTTAGTAGTTTGATTTGCTCGGTTTCGCCTGCCGACTGAAGATTTTTCACCGAAGTTTTCCAGTAGGACTGCTTTAGCTCCACGCCGACATACTTGCGCCTCATCTTCAAGCTCATAACTCCAGTGCTGCCGATTCCGTTGAAGGGATCTAGAACTACATCATCTGGGTTGCTCCAGAGTTCAATGCAGCGCTCAATCACATCAAGTTGGAGTGGGCAGATATGCGGCTCATCTCCTTCTTTCGCAGCCGCAGTATTTAACACATTGGTTTGTCGAATATCGAACCAGACCGGACTTGCATATTTGCGCCAAACCTCGATCGAGTAACCGCGATCGTCTTGCTGCGGCGTAATCAATGGAGGTTGTTCGCCAGTGTAAGAATCAAATCGATAAGTTCCTCGCGTAACAGGCTTGGCAGAGTTCAAGCCATTCATCCCTTCTGACCACTTGCGGAACACAAGCAGATAGTCAGCCATGCCTTGACGAGAAACTGAAGAGTCTTTGCACAATTGGCTGTGCAGTAGTCCGTGATTGTTGGTGCGCTCCATCTCGGTTTTTGGGCACTTCCAGATGGTGACGCGGCTGTGAAATGTCCAGCCGTGCGAGTTGAAACAGCGCACAATTTCACCAGGAAAGTCACGCAATCCTGCGACTCCATTACTGCCCATATAAAGCGGCAGATCTTTGCAGTGAATTACACACAGCCGTCCGGGTGTTGTGACTCGCAGTAATTCGGGAACTAGAAATTCAAAGTTCTCAAAGAAATGCTGATCGTCGGCCGTGTTGCCCATATCGCGAGGAGATGGGCTGTAGGTATACAGGTTGCAAAACGGAGGAGAGGTGATTGTTAGGTCGATCGAGTTGTCAGGCAGGCCTTTGACAACTTCAACGCAATCGCCGTGATAAAGACTGAAATCGCTTCCAATATGCTGATCTAAAATTCTCATGCCGATTTACTCCTCAACCAGTCGGGAAGAATCATTTGAACTTGCGGAATGTAGTCGTCGTGTACCTGCTGCTGATGGGCGGCAAGCTGCGATAACCTGACGGCGTTTCGGAGTGCTAATTGCATCGCCTCAAACTGCCGCTGCTTGCGAGAGATTACCTGCCTTACTCCTCCGGCTGTCTCAGGAAAGACTAGGTGAGTTTCGACAGGACGCTTTTGTCCGAATCGGTAAAGACGATGCAGCGCTTGATGAAACAGTTCAAAACTGTAGGACGTGCCCATCATGAAGGCTTGGTGTTGGCAGTGCTGCCAGTTCAATCCCAGCCCTGCAATCTCCGGCTTGGTAATTAGCTTTTTAATTTCGCCATTCGTGAAAGCTGCAAGCTTTTCTTGTTTGACTGACGATTTCTCATCCCCTCGCAGCTCGATCGCCTCTGGAAGGGCACTTTTCAGTGCATCAGACTCGTAGTTCGTAAAGCACCACAGCACCCAAGCCTCAAGTGCCTCTGCCTGCACTAAATCCGCGATTTTGTCGGCAATTCGATCGCAATTGAGCCGTGCTTCTTTGTGTGTATTGGTCGCGCTAAGGCTCGGAGTGCGAACAAGCTGTAGCTGGCCGTCTCGATTTGCTTCTCCCCATGTTTCGGTATGATCGACCGGGATAACGTGAGAATGGATATTTAGCGGTGGCAGCTTCCAGCCGTCATCAGAGAAGCCCAAATCAGAAGGCATAGTGAGGCAGACTGCCCAACTTGCAACCCACTGCCAAAAGTCACTTGCAGCGTGGGGTCGGAGTTTGTAGGCTCCAGCTTGCATGGTGTCATTCTGAAACCAGCGAGAAATCATCAGGTGAGAGGTCGCCACGCCTAGAAACTCAGCATGATTTCCCAGCTCTAGCCAGTCATTCGGAGCGGGCGTTGCAGAGCAACAAAGTCGATAGGGTGTGTCTTTGAAGGAATTACACAGCAGTTCCTTCGTCTTGCCTCGATACTGCTTCAACACACTGGATTCATCTAAAACAATGCCGACATATTGACTGGGGTCAAAATGCTTGAGCATTTCGTAATTTGTGACGATTAGCTTTTCGCCTGACTCATCTGCCTCGGCTTGATTGCGGCAGTAAGCGATCGTCACGCCAAAGCGATCGGCTTCTTTGACGGTTTGAGGAGCAACCGCAAGCGGGGCTAGCAGCAGCACCTTGCCTAGAGTGTGCTTTGCAACTTGCTCTGCCCATTTCACCTGAATGATGGTTTTACCAAGTCCGTACTGAGCAAAGATTGCAGCGCATCCTAACTTGAGCGCCCATTGGATGATGCGCGGTTGAAACTGATGCTTTTCTCCAAATAGAGGCGGGTTTAAGTCTTCTAGGGGAACTTCAAAACCTTTGGGCTGAAATGTGACTTGTTTTGACTCAAGAAACCGTGTGTATTCGTCCAGAGACGATTCAGTAGGGCCGTGAAAGTCTCGATCGATCTCTTTCCAGGTGAGTCGCCTTGAAATACAGGTTTTCCCGTCTTCGTGATTTAACGTAGCCTCAATTGGGTTGGCGGCAACGACTTGATAGGTTAAACCGTCTTTGTGCCTCAGTGCGGTATTGATGGGGTAAATCATGCCGATCGCCCCTCCTTCACCGCAATCTTGATCTCTTCGTACAGCGGCATCTCAGCGGGATATTCTGCTGCATCCTGCCAGTCGATGCCTTGAGCTTTTAGTTCAGCGTCAAGTATTGCAACGGCAGCAGAGTCAAGCGATCGTGCTTGGCTAAGCAAGTCGATGCCATGTAGATGCATTGCAATGTAAGGAGTCGCTAGAAGCTCATAGGCGTCAACAGCGAGGCGACGGGCGGTAAGGGCGCGATCGTTTTGCGATTCTGGTGGTGCGTTTGTATTCATTGCTAGAATATTGGTGTGTTGGTTTTCAAACAAAAAGCTTCGATTGTGCTGCCACTGCTCGATCGAAGCTTTTTGTTATGCGGCAGATTGTTGAGATTCTTTTAGCTGCCGCCATTCAGCACGAAATCGGATCGCTGTCGTCTTAGAGACATCCACGTAATCAGGGATGCGACGCACAGGAACCTTGCGATCGAATAACTTAAAAACTTCTTGCTTCAATGCCTGTGTTGCGACTGCCATGTATCCAATTGGGTACTTAAGCGGTTAAAAAGACCCCGAAGGCGGGGAGAGAGGGTAACTACGATTCAACCAAGGCAACTTTGTAAGTCAACTCAGCCGTCCTGGTACTTCCTACCCTACTGAAACTCAGTCGGGTTTGTCAAGTGACCAAGTTTCCTAGGCTAGATAAGATCAATTAAGCAATTGTGGTAACTTAAAACTCAGTTCCCTTGGTTAAAAACGTGAATCAAGACATTTCGCGCCGAAACTTTGCCCGAATCTTGTTTGACTTGCGTACAGAGGTGCGGCTATCTCAAAAGGAGATGGCAAAAGCGTTAGGCATATCTACCACTAGTTATCAGGCGTGGGAGGGCACAAGCGCCGATCGCGTCTCCACAGTTGATCCACTGCAAGTCACCATTGAAAACTTCAGAGCAGTGGCGACACTGAAAAAGACAACCGTGGATCTGTTGCTGCAAGAAATCGAAGAGAAGGAGGCAGACGGGCAGCAGCCCAACCCTTTTGATCGATCGAGGGTCATCGCCCTCTTGCAGTGTGCTAAGCCAGGTGAGAGGATCTGGGTTGCCAAATATTGCTTGAACTCTATGCCTGCGGCAATGGAGGCTGAAACAATGTGTACAGTCGGTCAATTTATTCGGGCGCAGCTCGATTTTGAAGGTTGCGACCTGGAAGAACCCGAAGAATTTGATCGCTTTGCCGTTTTGTCAGGATTCTTTGACTTATCCGGCGAGTATCCCGACCAGCGCGATCGACTGCGCGATATTCTCTACGGTCGCACGATCGGCACAAACGACGAAATTGGATCTATTCTTATCGCGCTAGAGCGAACGAGGCAGCGTCCCTACACGGCGATCGAAGTAGTGCAGAGCCTAGCCTACTGCCAATGAAAAAGCCCGATCGCGACAGATGCGATCGGGCTTTGTTTTTGAGTGTGAGACGTTTTAGCCTTGGTAGTTTTGCCAGAACCAGTGCTGACCGACTTGGTACTCTGGATGGTCGGAAACAACGATTAGGACTTCGCTGTCGTTTAGTTTTTGAGCCTTGACCTGAAAGCGGAACGGCAATTGCACTTTGTTCCAAAAGTGTTCGTAGTAATACTCCGTCACTTCACCCGTTTCGATCACAGTCTCGATCGCTCGTTGGCGTGGCAGTGCTACGGATGGCTCTAGATCGAGTAAGGGTTTGCCAAGCGTTGCTTCTACACTTGATTTGTTCAGCCGCTTTTCACCAAATTTGTCGGGCAGAATTGCTAAATGTTCGTAGCCGCGATCGCGGTTTGTGCTGTAGATCAGTCGAATGCCCTCGATCATAGACAATGTTGATTCATTTGCGATCGCCCACTGTGATCGCATCTGCTGAATTGTTAGCATAGAGTTATTACCATGTGGGTTGAGGTGGCTACCTCCCATTGTGGAATACAGGCGGGGGGAAAGCTCGTTTTCCCCCACAAATATATTCAGATCGAAGTGGCCTTGCAGTAGCGATCGCGTCCGTCCAACTGCTAAAAGCGCGGGTCGTTTAGAGCAGCGACATAAAATTTTCTTATCTACAATCCGAATTTCTACGTGCTGAGGTTGTACTTCCTTGCCAAGGGCATTCAGCCAGCGGAGGAAGATAGGATCGGACTCGTCGAACTTAAAATGCTCTGGCAACTCTGAAAACATAGTGAGCGAAGGGGGAACTATGGGCCGTAAACCTTCGCACCAAAAGCGATCGAGCTTGCGCATTCTGCGGAAACAAGATCAGCGAATCGGCGCTTGCCGTAATTGTCGAAATCAGTAATTTCTACAAGTCTTTGCCCATTGTAGATGTGTTAAAGCGTTAGCAGCGAAAGAAATATTGTGATGTTTGTCACAGCAGCGAATGCAAGGTATCCGTCAAATGGCTTATGTTATGTATCCGACAATACTGATTTTTGGAGGGTCGTTGTAGAGTTTGACGCTAGAGCAGCGATCACTTTTCCCGTCTCCTAGAACGACGGCAAAACCTCCGTAAGTCCGATCGCATCAACCCCAGGAATATCTGAACCGTTGCCGCTCACCCATTCACCACAAGATCGTTTGTGGCTCATATTTGTCAAAATATTGACAACAAACTCAGAGGGCGATTAACGATTTTAGTCGTTGATGCCTTTTTCTCTAGCAATCTCCATCAATCTAGCTTCCACCATTTCAATCGAAGGGTGCGACTCAAAATCGCCTAAACCTGATACGCGATTTGCCACTGCTAAGGCTTTTGCGGAAAACAAACCAGGTGAAAACCTCAACCTAAACTGCTCGATGTCTGAATCAAAATAATATTTAGGATTGTCATGCAATACAATTTGAAACGATCCTTGATTGTCAATCCCACCCTCTGAGTGTCCTGCAATCCCA